ATCTAAATTTATTATCGCAGGTCCATACTTAGAGTCATTAGCAGTCCAAGTTGTATAATTAATGCTAGATGTTGTATTTCCTATTGAATTACAAGGAGGGTTCATAAACATATCGTTTTTACCACAACTTATTGTTATGGTTGGTATCTCACGTTTCATAAATCATTACCTTATTAATTAAATTTCAATTTATCCAATATTCCAAGGGGCGATAGCCTTTGAAAACCATCAGTAGTCCTATTCTTTAGGTCATAGGCTTTTAGCTCCGCCTCGTTGAATATCTTAGGTTTTTTCGGAACTTCCTCCTCAATGATATTAGCTTTTATACGGAAGTTGTCATTACTGGTCGCCACGGCATCCCGCATCTCAAATCGCAGACATTTACCAAAATACGCCATAAATTGAGCCTTTGAGCAAAACCTGTTATCCAGTCGTTTTGACATATCCAAGAGTATTTCGTTCATTGCATTTAAGGTAAAATCCCGCCCTGAAAGGCTTTGTAGTTTAGTGCAGTCCTCTTTTATCAATGGGTAGTGATGGCTTAATGATTGAGGCTCTTTGTACTGGTTAAAATGGTAAATTCTTGCCTTACGTTCGGCATTAGTCGGTTTTTTCCGCTCGTTAGATAGTCGTTTTTTGAATTTCACAGTTTCAATCGTTTTAGTTTTCACTTCTGGAGATTGTATTTTCAGTAGGCGACAATTTGTAGTCGACTGACTATCTTCAGAATTTTGTAAAAAATTAGATTCCAGATCTATATCTTCAATATTTTTATTTTCTTTATATATATAGAGAGGGTCGTTTTGTTGGGACATAAAAGTCTCGACAGAATTTTCTACAGAAGCAGTATTTCCAAGGTTTTGCTGCTTATAACTAAATTCATAACTATAACGATATTTTTTACCATCAATAGTAATAGAATTATGATAGGTAATATTTAATATATCCTCTAATTCCTCAATAATTCTTACATTCTGTCTTCTTTCAACAAATGTAAAAGTAGAAATATATTTGTGATTTAGGAATACTCTTTCCCCTTTTATTAGTTTTCCCATAACTGCACTAAGTAATTTATTGGCGGGGCTACTAAGAAAAAAAGATTTTTGACGAACGAACTTAACCTTTTTATTTACTTTCTTTTTTTTATTGGCTCTTTTTATCTTATCCCAAGGTAAATAATGTTTACGATAGCGGGCTTTTTCTTTCTTAAATGAATAGAGTTTGCATAGCTGGTCTTGGTATGATTCCGTTTCTATTTTTAATTTTGTCATATTCCTTAAAAATTGTTAGTAATTAAAATTTTTAAAGAAAAACACTTGACTATTAGGTAATATTATCCTATTCTCACAAATGTTGGGTTTGTGAGTTTTTGTGAGTATTTTTCCTTAAAAAACTCTCTCTCAGTAATAAGAATTGTTGGGATTCTAATTCTAAAACATCTAATTATTCATATAAATTCTCCATAAAACTTGAAATATCCTTTTTAAGAACTAAATTAATATGTCAAGAAAGTCAATTATTTTATGTTGTTTTTATAATGAAAGAATTTGATATCATGAAAAATATAGAAATATGCAAAGAAGCTATAAGCTTTACAGGACTTTTGTCTAAAGGACAAAAAAGCGTTTTAAAATATATGCTTGCTTTTGATAGCAAAGGAGGCGTTACTGCTGATACAATAAAAAATTCAAGTATTATATCTAGGCAAGCTGCAAATGTACATTTAAAACACTTGATGGAGCGTGGTTTTGTAGATCGCTCAAAGAATAGAGTTTTTGTTTATTACCCAAATAAAACAAGGCTACAAGAGATAATAGAAGAATATAAAACAAGTCAAAAACTAAAAAAAATGTAAAAAAATGCGAATTATATAATTGACAATCTTATTTTTCCCCTCTATACTCACATCATAAGGCATAAAAAAACGCCCTAAGCGCTAACTTAAGACGTTTTAAGAACCTTATATGTCGTAAGAATTTTTTTTATTTTCTAGATACAACAATTCTTACTTTTAATAACCTAAATTGAGAAGAAGGTACATATATGCAAAATATCTCAACGCTACCATTATGTCAAGGTGGAAAAAATCACGACAAAATCACTAGTCAAAACAGCTATGGTATAATTGATAAAAGATATCAGTTGTTAGAATCTACCATGCCGAGTTTAGAAGACATCAGCGTTGCTAAGGCTAAAGAAGCTTTAAGGCAAATATTGATCTCACCAAAAGAAGCTTTACAAATTTTAAAGAATTTAGAAGCTAAGAAAGAAGCTATTAGAATTTCTGAAGAAAGAAAACAATCTGAAGAAAACCTAAAAAAAATAATAGATCAATTGCCAGCTAACATAACCGAAGCACCGAAGTTTCATGAGGCTAAAGCTGATAGCGTTGAGCTATCCGACTCAGCTCGGGATACATTTGCTAGGATCGGAGCAAGGGCAAGAGAAGCCTTTATAGAGGAGCAGATTGAGAGAGCTATGTTTTATAACATTCCCTATAAAAGTTATGGCGATAATTATTACGGGTTAATGGTTGATATTGATAAATACGAGTATTTACTCGAGAAAGCAAACGACTATTGTATAGACTGGGATAGTAGCGAATATGACCTTGTGGCTCTAGAGCAGGCAATAGAAGAAGCCGAGCATAATGCTTACATACATGATCAAAGCTTGCGCTCTTACTATTCACAATCAAGAGGGGTAGAGGTTTAAGATGTCAGTAATAAAAGATCGTTTTATTCCGAAAGAAGAGTTTATGAGGTTGTTATTTACTAAAATTGATGGTGTAGATACGCACGAATTGTCGATGTGGCTTAAGTCTCAAACAAATAATGAATGGGTAGTAGTTCCAAAAACTTTTTGTGATTTATTGTTACAATTTATTGAGGGATTTAATAAATATAATTTTCTTGTAATTGAAAAAGAAACATTAGAAACATTTGAGAATTTAAAAAAATATTTATAGGAATGTTTAAAACTATAAAACTATAAAACTATAAGTATATAAAGGTAGTTATATGGAAAACAAGCAAGAATGGTTAAGAGAGCGTAAGAGTTATATAGGTGGGAGTGAGTTAGCTGCAATCTGTAATGTTCCAGGTTGCGAAATAAAAAGCTATAACAAAACACCTTTGGATATATATTTATCTAAAACCACTGATGAAATAAAAGAGTTAACAAAAAAAGATTCTAATTTTGAAGCAGCCTATTGGGGAACTAAATTTGAACCTCTTGTCGCAGAAAGATACGCAGCAGAATGTAATGTAGAAATTAACGACTCCTACGAACTAATAAGGCATCCTAAATATCCATTTATTGCTTGTAATATAGATAAATGGGTAAATAATCGTGAGTATATTTTAGAATGCAAAACAGGCCATTTCTTTAAAAAGAAAGATTGGGGCGAGCAAGGAGTTTTCAAGATACCTGAATGCTATCATTTGCAAGTAGCTTATTATGCCGCAATCTGTGATGTTTCAAAAGTTGATATAGCAGTTCTCATCGGCGGACAGGATTTCAGAATTTATACTTATGAGCGAAACAAGGAGCTAGAAGAGAAGCTAATTAAGATAGCCTGTAATTTCTGGCATAACCATATAGAAAAAAGAATACCGCCTAAATGTGTGAGTACTAGGGACACATTTAATTTATTTCCACAAAGTAACCATCACGAAATAGTAGCGGAAAGTAACATTTTGGAAAAATGGGAACAACTTAAAGCGGCCAAGGAGGAAGAAAACAGGATAGCTGATACCATTGAGAAATTAAAGACCGATATACAGGAATTTATGAGAGATTATGACGTACTTATAGATAACAACGGCAATGTAATAGCTACGTGGAAAAATACTGCTCCGAAGTCGCTTGTTGACCTTAAAATACTGAGGGAAAAATATAGAGAAATATACGAGAAATGTATAAAATATGGTCAGCAATCAAGAATGTTTTTAGTAAAATGAGAAAATATCCAGTCCCAACTAAAGAAGAAGCAGAAGAGTTAAAAAGATTAAGGCAAGAGGCGGGTATGACTATCCCTCAAGTAGCTGAAGCTTTACATACTAATCAAGCAAGGATTAGCGACTATGAAAACGGCAAAAGAGGGACTGATCCTGATTTGATAGAAAAATTAAAAAAACGTTATAAATTAATCATACAATATAATGCCTAGAGAGGATTAAACATGAATATAATAGAAGCCGTAAAGGAAGTGTTTAATTTGTATAAAGATTTTAACAAGAAAATAGAAGAGGAGGAGATAAAGGAAAATGAGTAACATAGCGACAATAAATACTGCTAATGAAATTGACCAGCATATATGGTCAGCACTAAAAAACAGCTTATATACTGGAGCAAGAGATGAAAGTATAAAAATGGTTCTTGATTATTGCAAAGCGGCAAAATTAGACCCTATGCAAAAGCCTGTACATATTGTCCCGATGAGTGTAAAAAATGCCGTTACAGGCAAATATGAGTACAAGGACGTAGTTATGGCAGGTGTCGGTTTATATAGGATACAGGCGGCACGTAGTAATCAATATGCAGGGGTGAGCGAGCCTGAATTTGGTGAAGATGTTACATGTAATTTAGGTGGTGTTGAAATTACCTATCCTAAATGGTGTAAGGTAACAATTAAAAAAATAGTAAATAATACTATTGTTGAGTTTACCGCTAAAGAATACTGGTTAGAAAATTATGCTGCTAAAAAAGATACAACTACACCTAATACCATGTGGCAAAAAAGGCCATATGGACAACTTGCCAAATGTGCCGAAGCACAAGCCTTGCGTAAGGCTTTTCCTGAGATAGTAAGTCAGCATCCGACAGCTGAGGAAATGGAAGGTAAGAATTTTAATGATCTTGAAATGGAAGTTAAAAATATCACGCCTAAATCTCAAAGCATAAGTAGTAAACTTGATTCTGTTTTATCTCATCAGGAAGAAGAGGTCAAAGTTCAAGAATCAAGTGAAACACTTTTAGAGTTGCTAGAACTTATTAAACTGCATAATGTATCAAGCGAGATAATAAACAAGTGGTGCAGTAAGGCAGCAGTAGAGAGTATTGTTGATTTAGGGGAAGAAAGACAACTGGCTTGTATAGAGTATATTAATAAGCAATATAATTATTCGCAAAGCATAGTAGAGGCAGCGTAAGTTTAGAAAATACACCCAAATTAAAGGAGCTAAGCTTTTTAGCTCCTTTTTTCTTTTTACGAAAAAACATGGATTAAGATTGTTTCTGCTATAATAAAAATAAAGCTTTTATTTTGTTATAGACTAGAGGCAAAAATGCAAAATTACGATCCATATTTAAATACCTACAACTATCCTTATAACAGTTCTGATCCTTATAACCTAGCTTCTGATGGCGATAATCAAATGCCTGATTCTCGTTATGAAGATGGAGGTTATAGTAATCCCAATATGTCTTACAGTAATGCTTATGATAATACAGGAGCGCAATATTCCTTTAAAGAAGGAGGCTCTGTTGGTGATGAGGACTTACCGAAGCTTGCCGATCTTATTCGAAGATATGGAAGAAACGGCGATACTGAGCTTGCCCATATTAATCCTATTGAAGCGCAAATATTAAAAAGTTTAGGTGGTAGCGGTACGATAAATCCTGCTACCGGACTTCGTGAGTACAGTTTTTGGAAAAAACCATGGAAGGCAATAAGAAGTGTAATAGGAGGTGGAGCAGGAGCAGTTATCGGTAACATGATTGCGCCTGGAATAGGAGGTATTATTGGCGGCGCTATTGGTCAGGGAGCACAGCACGCAGCAAGAGGCAAGAGTGCTTTAAGTGGAGCTTTAAAAGGTGCAGGAATGGGTGCAGCACTACCTTCTGTTGCATCAGGACTTGGATGGGGAGCAAGTAAGCTTGGAGCAACTAGCCTTGGCTCTAGCCTTAGTAATTACGGCAGTACTAATGCAATATTGCCTTCCCTCGGTCTTGGTGGTTCTGGTAGTAGTAGTGGACTGTTTGGTCTTGGAGGAAGTAATCCTTATGTAAGTGGTGGACTTAGCGCTGCAACTGCACTTTCTTCAGGTATGGGAGGTGGAGTGCCACCTCAGTATGGACAATATCCGCAAATGCAATATCCAGGCTACCCTTATGTAGATAACAGGGGTTTTCTAGAAAAGTTTGGTGATAATGCAAAAGACTATCTAACACAACCAGGGAATTTACTAACACTTGGGACAGTAGCAGCTCAATACGCTGGTCGGCAGAAGCCAAAGAGTCCAGAGAAAATAGCAGAAGAAGAGAGAAGGTATAGAAATGCAAGTCGCAAGACGATTGCAGAAGTTGAAGCTGACGAAGCTCTGGAAACCGCACGTGCCGATTTACAAAAAAAGCGGAAAAACAAGCAGTTAGAAGAAGATATAAAAAACATGGGTTCTGTTAAGAGGCGTGTCGTATCACCTGAGGAGTTTGCAAGAACCGGTCGCTGGATTGAGTATACGGATGATGATGGTAGGCCTATTAGAATGAAAGGCGGCGGAAGCGCCCGTAGTCCTTATGCTTATTTGATGGAAGAGACATATTACCCAGGAAGCCCTATAAGTTATTTAAGCGGTGATAGTGGGGGACAGGATGATTTAATTGATGCTAAGTTAAGCGACGGAGAATATGTGTTTGATGCATCGACAGTATCTGATTTAGGGGATGGTAATAATGCAGCTGGAGCACGCAAGCTTGATATGTTCCGCGAAAATATCCGCCGGCATAAGAGAGGTGGAAAAGTAAATCTTCCTCCTCGTTCAAAGTCTTTAGAGAGTTATTTAAGGGGATAATATGAAGAATTTAAATGACCTCAGAGAGCAAGCCTTAGCCGTTATTAATCGTGATGTAGGGCGAATGGTATCTAACCAGGCTCCCGTATATAGGGGAAAGACTAGCGTTCCGATGTCTGCTTTAACGCAGAAGAAACGGATGCTGGAAGAGCAGTTTAGCAATAGCCCTGCTCCTTACTCTATGGAAGCAAGTGGTGTTTTAAGTAGAACGCCGCAAGGTTTTAATGAGGGACAAAAGACCTCTTTACTGGATATACTCTCGTCAGATCAAAGACGAGTGGGTGATACCGGATGGAAGCTGATGGGAAAGCAGTTTGGAGATAGGACTAATAGCAGACAATCGGGGTTTTATAATAAATTTGATAAGAATCTAAATAAAGGTCTTCCATTATCCCAGGTTGGTATAGATGCCTTAAGTAGCGATGCACAGAGTCTTGATTCTGAATTTAATTCCGGACTTGGCAATAGTTTAAATGCACTTGGGAACGCCGAAAAGGCAAAGAGAGCAGGACTTACTAATATGCTGGGGCAATTTGGCAATCAGCAGCATATATACTCACATCTAGCAAATTCGGCAGATAAGAATAAGTTTTACGAAGAATTAAATGCCCCAAAGCAAAAGATGAAGGCATTATATAATATAGTAAATAGCGGTGGTGATCCGGGTAGCATGGGGCCTTATGGTGAAGCAGCAGCAGTTAAAGTGCTTGAAAAAGGGCTAAATCTTTATAATAGCCCGACTCCCACTTATAGTGGCTCAAGCTTAGCTAATGTGCCGGAAGAGTTAGCCACCTCGCATCGCTTACTTGGGGATTTAAGTCATGATTATAATGATTCCTCAAGGGAAGCAAGAGATAGGCTTTATGGCTCGTTAATGGGGAGAGAGAATGTTGGAACGCGGGCTATTGGTGATTTACCTACAATTTATGATCCGCAGGCAGATAAACTTGATGCTGATACAAAAAGTCTTTTAAAAGCTGAAAAAGCAAGGATCAGTATGGATCATGAGCGAAGAGGTACTTATGGATCGCAGTCGCATTTATCACAAACCGAGGATGCTATCAATAGAATTGCTAAAAGTCGTTTTGGCAATAGAAACAATCTCTTGCAGGATGTACTTCGGGGGAGAATGAGCAGTTTTAATAAAAGCGACATGAATGATTTAAATCGGTTAAATAGTTTAGGTCAGCAAGGATTGTCAGAGTATCAGGACGTACTTGGCAAGATTAGCGGAATGAACCAGCTAGGAGTAGACAAATGGCTAAATACGCAAGATGAGTTAAATCAAAAACGTGAGCGATTTGAAGAAGAGAGGAATCAGGAATGGCCGCAGGTAGCGGGTACTGATATTGTCAAATACAATGTAAGCCCAGAAATCAGCAGTATATTTGCAAATCCTAGTGTCAGTAGTAACCCATCTGTTTATACCCCATCTTTAAGGCCTAATATTCATGCTTTGGCACAATATGCGCAGACTGTACCGGTAAGTCATAGCGAGACGGAGCTTGAGAGCAACCTAAATCATGATATGGGCAGTATCAAGAATTATGCTGATTTTGAAAATACCAAGCGACAAAAAAAGAGAGAAGAAGAGGCAAGACGCAAAGAGCAGGAACGGCAGATGGTTTTAAAGATAGCTGAAGAAAATCGTATCAAACAAGAACGGGAGCAAGCCCGTATCGCTGAAGCGGAAAGAGTGCGGCAGGAACAAGCAAGAATTGCGGAGCGGCAACGACAAGCACAAGTTGCGGCCCAAAGATCACTATTACAGAATCAACTTGCAGAAAAACAAAAGAGGTTAACTGAAATAGAATGGAGGCGAAAAATAATGGCACATTTTGGGATGGATTATCACGGATACGATGCAGATGTGCGTAATAACGGTTTATTGACACAAGAAATAGCCCAACTTCAAAATATGATTACGAATCTCAAATGATCTAAAATAATTAACTATATGGAAGAAGAAATATTAAATCGCATGCAAGCAGTACCTGAGAGAAGAAATCCTTTTGACGAAGGAATAGCAAAAGCAGTTAGCAGTACCCGAAGCAATTTAGGGATGAGTAGGGATCAGGAGCATAGAGCGATAAATAATGCGTTACTTGCTCTTGGTAATGGTTTAGCTAGCGAGCCTATCCAGCGTGGGTTTAAAAACAATTTAGGAGTAATAGGGCGGGCGATGAATCCTGCGCTTAGTGCTTATAATACTAGCGAGGATACAGCTATTGCCGAAAATCAGAATATTGCTAATCAAATATTACAACATCAAAGAGCAGAGCAAGCTTTAGCCGACAGCAGGGAAGATAAAGCCTGGCATCGTAAATTCCAGGAAAGGCAACTCGCGGAGACTAAGAGACATCATAATTTACTCGATAACTTCAAAAGGGAAAAAGGAGCAGGTAAAAGTTTACTAGATAATTTTAAAAAAAGTGAAAAAGATCAGGAGAAACAGGAAGCTTTAGAAGAGTTGAAAGGAATGCTGACTCATGCGGAAAATACGGTTACAAACCTTGGCTCTGAAGGGGAGCGATCGCTGCTGGCAAAAAACTTCAGGTCAAAATTCAGCAATCAGGAATATAGTCCCGATCAGGCAAAGATTTGGGCAATAGGCGAGGTATTACGCGGGAAATTGAATAAAGCTTTTAAATATACTAATCAGGAGGAATTTAAACATATACCGACAATATCGCCTGATAATGATATGGCAACAAATTTGAACGTTATTAATGATTTAAGAGCTATGCTCGGTATAAGTGGTGATGAAGGAGTTAAGAACGTTAACAACAGCGATAGGGTTTTAATGGTTGATCCGATAACAGGTGTAAAAGATTGGGTTCATAAAGATTGGGTGCAAGATGCCATAGATAATGATGGTTTGCAGGTAGTTAATGAGTAAATTTGATAAATATAAAGCTCCTAAAAATATAGATACGGATTATTCTTCTAATGGAATAAGTAGTGTATTTGATAAATACCGGAGTCCTAAAGCTGTAGCAAAAGAACCACCACCATCTTTTCTTGATAGAGTAGGTCAATTTGGCAAGGGAGCATTATCAGGTTTTATGAGAAGCGGGCTAGCAGAGGGAGCGGATCAATTCGGGGCAGGTGTTATGGAAGTAGCCCCTGGAGTTGTTGCTCCAATCCTGCCGCAATCAGCACAAGTAATGTCCGACACTACAAATCAAGCCCTCGAATCTTTAGATGCCATGAAGCCTCGGGATAACGATAGTTTAGGGAATATTCTATATAAAGCCGGAGAATTTGGAGGAGCTACGGCAAGCCTTCCTCTTCCAACTAGTACCGGAGTAAATGCTGCTAGAAGTGCAATTGGAGGTGGTGGTAAATCTTTGTTAACCAAATTTGCCAAGGATATAGGAACGGGCAGTAGCATAGGGGCAGGCTCTGGATTAATGCAGGAAGCGGGAATTGATCCATTATATGCTGATTTGATATCTAGCGTTGCTACTCCTACTGCTATTGTTAAAAGTAAAAGTCTGTTAAATAACTTTACGAAACCTCGCGAGACACTTGCAAAAATACCAATGAAACTTATGGGATTAACGCCTAAGAGTATGAACATTGAAGCAGCTAAGGCAGCAAGAGATTTAGGCATAGATTTGCCTGCCGCGGCAGTTACCGACTCCAAATTAACCGCTTTAGCTGATCAGTACGTGGGAAAAGCCCCTATTTTTGGTAATAAGTTAAAAAATAAGTATACACTTGCCGAAGAACAGATACAAAAAGTCCTGAGTGATATTTTTGATGAAATCGGCCCATCAAGGACACCAGAAGTAGAAGGTCATATTGCCGGGTTATATAATAAAGTAGCGACTTCATTACCACAGGAGGCAAAAGTACTACCTATTAATCTTAAAAAGGCCATTGATGATATTAAAATAAATACGGCTATTCTTTCACCTGATGAAAAGAGCCTGTTACAATCACTTGAAACTATTAAAAATGAAATAGAGCCGGCATCAAAAATAATAAGTCAGTATGGGCCTATAAAGTTACCATTGCAAGAATATGATGTTAATAAACTCGTTGGTACTAAGAAAAGCTTGAATTCAATTATAAAATGGGATACAGACGCCGGGGTTAAGAATCAGCTTAAGAAAATACAAAAAGCGATTTCACAGGATATTGAGCAGTATGGTAAAACTAACCCTGAGTGGTATGATGCTTTTAAGGAAGCCGATAAATTATACGGCGATGTTGCAAAAAGAGAAAAACTGGAAAATATACTTGGCCATAAAGCTACGAATTACGCTACTGATAGTCTATCCTATAATGCTCTTGCTAAAGCAATATACAATCCTAAGAACTCTGAATCTATTAGAAAACAACTTACTCCCGAGACTTTTAAAAAAATACAGAAATTAGGCACTGTTGCTAAAGCTATGGCTATAAAGAGTAAAAATATTCCTAATCCGTCAGGGACGGCTACTACCGGTGGGATTAGTGCGGCAATTTTTGGATTGTTTTATGATCCTATTACAACAGCCAAGCTTCTTGGGGGTGGTTATGGTGCAACAAAATTACTAACTGATAAAAAGTTTTTGGATTTAGCTCTAAAATTAGCAGAAAATCCTAATAACCTTGCAACTACTACCGCTTTAAATCATCGCCTTAAAGAAATTACCGGATATTCAGCCGTAGCTTTAAGTAAAAACCTACGGGAAATGAATTTACAAGCTGAGTAACTTTTTAATTATAAGCAAAGTAATCCACAAAAAATCTTGATAACTTTGTGGACTATGTTTGTCAGAGTAAGCCTGCTCGGGATTTACAGGTAACGCCTAGTAAATAGGCACTAGTAATTATTAATAAATTAACTTTCAGTTTTTTCTTGGTAATTCATTACAAAATCAAGTAGGGCGAGACTATCGGCCTCATTATCGTCAATGGGAGTAAACCCTTTGTTTTTTACGGCAGTTATTACGGATTCCTTAGGAGCATTTCCTTTGCCGGTAATATGTTTTTTAATTGTTCCAACAGGTATGCCGCTGTAGGGTATCCCGTGATGTTCGCACCAGCTGGTCAGATGAGCAACAAATCCTCCGTATTTATGGGCAGCATCCACGCCCTTATGCGCTCTTACTTCCTCAAAATAAACAGCATCAATAGTTCCGAGTGTTTGTTTAAAATCGGTAAGCCATCGTTTAAAACGTAAGTATGGCATGCCGCCCCCTTCAAATCTTCCGGTTTTAAAACTGGCAGTTCCAGAAGTTATGTTACCAGATAAATCGCGAGTAGCGAAGCCGGTAGTAGTACCAAGGTCTAGGGCTAGGACTATTAAATTGTTCACTTGGAATCTTCTTTGCTACTAGGCGTTAAATCAATATTTACTCCTGTTTGTTGTTCTATGACTTTTTCTGCCACTTCTTCGACAGGGTTGTCATCGCCAAGAAAATATGCTGATCCAACACCAATAACAATTATTAAAATAAGAGCTGCCATTTTCATAATACCTTTTTCTTTTTTATTATAGCATAGAAGTCTTGCAGACTTAAAAAATTGTGATTTTTTAAAGATGGTTTAATAAATTATTTATAAATTATTATTATCCTGCGATAACATTACTAAATAAACCTTTTTTGCCCATTCTTCCCAGTTTTTAAAGGCAAGTTCTTTCTCTTTTTTACGTGCATTTTTATAAGGCCCAGGTATACCTTTGCTAGCAAAAGGCTCGATGCCGACTAAATTTTGCGCCCATGCTGCCCATTTTGTTTCATCATGGAGGATTGGAAGAGGGAAATCCGAGTAATCATCACAAACAGTAGCTGCCCAGTATTTAACGCTAATATATTTGGGATAGACGCTAATCATGGCCTACCGTCATCTATTTCAGCTAAAACAAAGGTAGTTCCCATCTGATAACCAGAGCCTATACCTTCTGATTTAAAAGTAAAATTAATGTTTCTACCTTGTTTGCGTTCGTTAATAGCAGGTCTAACAGTATTTTCCTCTCCATCAATAGTAAGGTCATAAGTAGCCGTTACGGGAGTACTTGCAGGATATTCATATGTATTAATGCTAACAGTCATTTTTATTTTTTTTGTACCGACAATGTTAGGTTCTATCCTCTCTATACCTATGTTGTAATCAATTCCCGCTACCTGTTTTTGTGGATTAAAGGTAGCATAAGAAATTATCGGAGTGGTAAAAAAGGATGGGATGGATTTAACCTGCTGATCTACTTCCTTATAAAGATTGACCTGATCATTTCCGACTTCATGTTCCCAGACATAACTGTTATTATCACCTTCGTAAGGACTCAAGTTTTTGCCAACAGTGTACATATTACCGCCGGTATTATCAAAATAACCGGCTGCCCGTTCTATATCCGTATCATACCAGGTATTATCTACAACATTGTAAATAACGGCTCTGGTGCATCCAACATTAGCATCTTTTCCCTTTTCAGGATAGAACCACCATATTTCATCTCTGCTTACGTTTTTGACGCCAAAGACCTTTTGACGTTTACTCATATCAATAGTATCAAAAAAAGTCTGACGATTAAGATTATTTTCAAGCGGAAGAACTACGCCGTTGAATACAAAAAATCTTTGTGTTCCCGGCCAGTAGAATATTCCGTCATATTCAACTACGCTATTTGAAGATAAAATGGAGCTATCTCTTGATAATACCTTTCTGCTAAAAGAAAGGTCATCAGGATCAGTAATAACCTGATTATTGCTACCTGTAGTATTGCTAATAAGAACAACTGAGCCGAGTGTCCAGAAGATTATAGTCGGCGAGTTTGCTCCTCCTCGCCATTCTGCGCCGTAGATTACTTTATCGGTGCTAATATTGATAGAATATTTATCTTTAAAAAATAAGAAAGGTTTTTGCAAGTCCGTCTGCTCTCCTGATTTTTCTGCGGCAATCGAAGACCACCTAACTAGGCCGTTGTTACCGTAATAAAATAATCTGTTTCCAACATAAAGCATTCCTCCTGTTGCCTCTTTTAAAACAAAATCAGGAAAATTTACCTGAAAAAAACCATCGGTAGCTTCCTTTGCCAAGATACTAGAAATAGCTTCGCTGCTATTAATATCCGTGTAGTTTTTCATACCCAGACATAATATCATTTGCGTTGGAAGGCTATTGATAATGCTTATTACCACAACAAATTGGGCTAAAGTATTGGTAGGATTAGTGAACCTGTTAGCCCAAGTATAAGTTTGAGCGCCGCTACTTGTATAAGTAACATCTATTACACTAGATAATAGTGAATCGGGGACAAGAGAACCTCCTATTAAAATATGTTTATCACCCTTGCTATCATAGTATATAAGAACGTTAGTCGGGATAAAATCAGGCGGTAAAATCTGGGGTATGGTCTGTAGATATATTACATAATTTCTCATTCCCCCGATATTCTGAGGCTGGCCTCTAAAAAACCTGACCCATTGCCCACGCGAGCAGTAACTTCCTTGAAAAGGCGAACCATCACGGAGTATTCCAGGCTTGTAGATAATAGGAAACATCTGTTTTTGTGTAGCCATAAATTACCCTATATCTCTTTTTACGCTGCGATCAATGTAACGATCTTTTGTCAGGTTATTAGAAGCAGTTAAGCTTTCCTGATATAATTTTGTATAGACAGGCATTCTCTGATCATCCTTTAAATAAATAAGAGCCTCTAAAAAGGCGGCATAAAATAGAAGATCAGGGTAGTAGTCCGTTAGTATATTTGTTTGATTCTCATTTGTAATTAAATCGGGTCGCCCATTATATATTAACCGATAAACATTATTTTGAGCAGGAGTTGGGCTTATAAAAATTCTATCATAAGGCTTAGTATTCGGTTGTATTTTATCGGCATAAAATAGCGGTGGATTATCAATAGTAGCAGTATCGGCATTTGGCCAATAATTTATGCAAAACTCATAACTTCTTGGAAATAAAATTACATTATTAGTAAACAGGGAATCAGGCGTTCCATAGCTTAGAGAGATAGTTTCCTGCCAATCGGGAGGTTTTTGTATATTAGCATTATTTGCTTGGAACTGCCCGTCAACTGCCTTTTGAAAACCAAGAGTATTTAGCTCCTTCCAGATTTTCTGCTGTCCCATCTCAATAAAATAGGGGATGGCAGCAGCAAATTCAATGCTACCTCCTCTATTGGCATAAGCTATTATCTGAGCAACAAGAGTAGTATAATTCATTTGCTAATAGCTTTTTAAGCTGAGGTAATTGTCTGCCAGGCATTTTTATAGGTTCTAAGAACTGAGTTGGTAGCATCAAAATAAGTGAACCCATTGACTTGGTTAGCAGCTACTTCAACGTTTCCCCTTAGCCCGGATGGAAATACAAAAGGTGCTCCGGTAGTAAGACCAGCTCCTGTAGCAGTCGTAGCAACCGAAAATAGAGTCATCCACTGGGCATTGATATATCCTCTTACTTGCTTGTTAGTAATATCATAATAAATAAATCCATTGGCCTGATTAAGTGCTGCCTCAACCTCTGCTTTCGGACCGGATGGAATGGCAAAAGGTGATGAAGATAAACCAACTCCGGTAGCAGTACTTATATTTGTTGTAACACTTTCCCATATTCCGTTTCTAAACATTTGTAGTTTATCAACGCTGATATTAAAAATGATAGTTCCTTCCTTTATTCTAACTGTTGCTCCATTTACTACGTAAGGAGTAACGTTTTGTAATAAATCTCTCTGAGCGGTAGTAACATTGCTAACGGCAAAGGTAGCGTTCTGATTATTAGTTCCAGTAGTTTGATCACTAGTAATAGTAAGACCGCTTAAAGCGGTAATATTTGATAAGTCTGCCATATGTTTCCTTTTTCTTTTTTATTATAACACATTATGTTTAGAACTCTTAAAAATCATGTAAATGGCGGTCTAAGCGTAAACCTCAGATTTTTCCGAAATTTAAATGTAATTAATTTTAAAATTTGCATTTTTGAATAAAAGCCTGAATTTTCAAAGCATCTCGATTGTACTGTTGTTCTGCGGCGGTTTTGATATAATTTAGAGAGTCGGCAGTGGTGCTATCAAGTTCTGTATTTTGTTCTGGATTATAAATTGTGTTAAATCGATAATAAAATAAGTCCTTATTACTTATTTTAGCTCCGTACAAAGAAAGCCAGCTTAACATTTTATTGATAGCCTCCTGAGGACCACTTATTCCTAAAGAAAGTAGATCAAGGAGAAGATAAATATTTTCAAAATTAGGAATAATTGAATTAACTAATAGGTCTATTTTTGTTTTAGTATAATTTTTCTGTGATATTAGAAATTCTTTAAATTCATTCAAAAACTCTTGAAGAAGAGTAGGAGGAGGGATAGGAACAGGATCGAATAAACCAACTGTACCAAGCCCTGTGCCAACTGATAGAACACAAACACTATTGCTTATAGGATTAAGCGCATTGCCTAAAGCATATTCTAGAGCAGTGGGATTATTCTGGAACACTGCCCCGTCAATGAACTTGGAATTTGCAGTAGTATCTTCTGGAATATTAACGGCCGGAAAATAAATAGGAGCAGCGCTTGTTGCTAAAGCTACATTTTGCACAAGATAATTCTGTCCTTCAAGTCCATTAAAACGCATATTGGAATATAAAGTAGGACGATAGGCTTTAATATCAGTGCCAACATCTGGTATTTGTGTTGTATATATTTTGACAGTTGGAATAAGTACGTTGGTTTTTAACTGAAACATTTTAGCTTGCCCGAATTTTGTATTCAGCAGAGCTTTTAAGTTGGTATTTTGATACCACGTTTCTTCACCATATAGAATAGTATTGATTTTTTGAATAGTTGAGACTGGAGGGTAAAATATACTATTCTGGTTACTACTACCATCATTTAGAGGATTCTGCTGGGCTAAAAATAGCTCGATCATATCATCGGGACTATAACCGCTTGCATATGCTAAGGCTTGAATACCGCCTATACTTGTTCCGCTAATTACACTAAAATGTTCAAAAATCTTATTTCCCGGAATACCTGCATCCTGACAAAAGAATTTCATGAAGTAGGCAGAAAACAAGCCTTTGATACCGCCTCCATCAAAAGAAAGAATCCTATCAACCTTATTACTATTCATCGTCTTTTTGATTTTGTTCTAGGGGTATAATCTTTTCAATTGATTGGCAATCCGAGATCAACACATTAAGTATTACTGTTAAATCCTGTCCTTTTGGATGATCTGGTGGAATTTTCTTAATAAGGCTATTAGCATCATTGATTGATTTTGTAATTCCCGATGCTAAAGCTATGAACCATACCTGCTGTGTTTTTGGATCAGAACCGGTGAAATAATTAAAGATTTGTCCTCCGATTTGATTAATGAATTGAACGTCAGCCTGTATATTAGCGTATATAGTAGAGTCATTAAAAACGTCTTTTGCCAAACTGTTAAAATATGACAAATCGAGCTGAGTACTAGTGATTAATTTTAGATCATTTAAGTTATTATTTATATCTTTTAAAAAGCCATTCATTTTAATTCTCCAGTATTTTATCGAAGTAATCCAGAAACTTCTTGTTTGACATTATTTATTTCCTTTTTTTAAAGTGATGTTCCACATCCTAATACAGTCATTGTAAAAGATTGCAATCTAACAGAAGCCGATTGAGAGGTGCTAATCCAAGCCTCTACATAGTTATTTGTTGACATTGGCACGAATGCCTGAGTACTAATTTGAGTTTCTGAAAAAGTTGCAGGTATATTAACAATAGTATTTCCAGCTGGTATTACTCCATTATTTTTATAGATATAGAGACTGGTTTTTAGATTAGGAGTACTAGATTCAACTCTTAATGAAATTTGTAAGTTTACCAAAACGCTAATAGTTGGTATGCCGGTATAGTTAAGTCTATTTCTCACTGGATAAGTAAAATCATATAAGAAACCTGGAGCATCACCTGTTGTAGGAATTTTTATGGGAGTAGTAGAAGTACTAAATAGAGTATTACTTTCGATTGTAGCTGCTATTCCTCTTGGCACGTTACTATAGATAATGTCTTGAGTATTAGGTACACTAACCCAGTTAACTCCATCAGTATATTCCATTCTCATTGTGTATCTCTTTTTTAGTCATTTATAATTTACTCTCTGTAGCTGTTATAAACAAAGAGCTAGAGACTCCCTTTGCGAGAAAAATTGTCCTTTCCCGCAAAGAATTCCTTTAAGTTTAAGTAAGGCTAGTGTTAAATCTAAGCGCACCAACATTTGGTGTTTGTGGTCTTTGAGCGGTAGTACCGACTGGAATTGTTATACTTGCATTACCAGGCATTACAGGATTATTATCTATTCTAACTGTTGCAACTCCATTACTAATGGTAACAATTATTTCATTATTAACTCCTAAAATATTATCTATTCCCGTTCCTTTTGAAAGTCTTGTAAAAGTAACAGCACTAGTACCAACGGCAGTAACAGAGGCAGATGTTAACATCCATCCTGAGGCAGCATTTGCAGTACCAGTAATAACATCGATAGTTTTTCCTTGAGTCATTTGGGAGGCGGTATCAAAGTCAGTTGTTCTTGTTAACACCCAATTTGTAGAAGCTGAGCCTGCATTAGTTACCGCATATATTCCATTTTGAAAAGTACTTGTTTGATTTTTAATTAGAATACGACTACCTACAGCAGGAGTTGTGCCATCAATAGAAAAGGTTACTTGTGTTCCTGAATTAGTTAAGGTAGCACCAACTCCATTAGTGCCGTTAGCATAAGCAGCGTTTAAATTAAGGGTACTAGCTGCAAGAGCAGGGGCTAGTCCTTCTCGATTAATAACCCAGTTTTCAGTAGCAAGTGTAAACCAGTTTGTTCCATCAGTAATTTCTGGTTTACCAACTGAAGAAGGTAAAGGTCCTCTAAGATTTTTGTCAATTAGTGTATCTGTCATATTAAATCTCTTGTTTATTTAATTGTTAAGTTAATTTTAGCATAAAATCATAGTGAAGTGTTAAACCTGATCATTCCTGGAATTAAGGTAACGGGTCTTTGAGTATTATTACCTGAAGGCATAGTCATTGATCCATTACCGGGAAATACCGGATTAGGTTTAAAAGCAGTAATAATTGAGTCATTTAATAATCCGCTACCAGTTATATCCCCTTGAAGTTGTAACTCAGTACTTAAAAGGGTATCTAGATATTCTTTTGCTTCTACGGCACTATCGGCAGCTAAAGCAGCAGATGCAGATGCAGCAGTCGCAGAAATAGCAGCAGCGGCGGCAGATGCTCCGGCTGCTCCGGCAAAACCACTAGCAGATGCAGAAGAGGCAGCGGCAGAAAGAGCAGAAGCTCTTGCATCTGTTGAAAAGCCTTCTGCGGCAAAGGCAGAGGCTCTTGCGTTATCGGCGGCATTTTCTGCTTCCTGCGCCCGTTCTTTTGCATAGTCAGCAGAATTCTTTGCGGAATCAGCGGAACTCTTTGCGCTATTAGCATATCCTTGGCATTGATCTCTTATTTCCTCTAACTGCTCGCTAGTTGCATAATCCTGACCACTAATTGCAATAGCAAAAGCTCCGCCAACTACAATTTTAGTTATGCCCGTTCCAAGCTCTTCCAGAACTTGTGCATTAGGTAAATTATCATTTTGAGTTTGTATGATGAAAGTAGCATCTTTTGGAGCTCCTCCACCTTGTACAACATCAATAAAAGATAATCCACCGCTACCGTCAGTAGCTAATACCTGCTTATCTTTTCCATCTCCTAGTGGTAATCTCCATATCGTGTTTTGAGTCAGTTTTTCAGGAGCGGTAAAACCAACATAATAATCATTAAATGGATTATGCCATTTTAACCTACTGGTAATAATATCTTCAGTATTAGTGATATTGGCAGAGTTAATGCCATTTGCATATATTGTATAAAACTCAGCAGTACCGCCAGTAATATTAGGCGATAAAATACTTTCAAAACTTCCTTCTTTTGCATATAGATAATTAATTGGAGTAAGTCCTTCACCTTTATTAGCCAGTTCTATAAAAGCCGCCTTTTCTCTATCAAATCCAGGATTAAAATTATTAGCCATTACAGTTGATATAATGATTTTAAACGTTCTTCTGTATTTATTTGACTTACATCTTCTCCGGCAAATGTTGGTGATTTGATAACATTATCTTCAGTTGTAAAGTCCACATAATACAAAACATTTGGTGAATTGTTATCACTAGCCTTAGGGCCTTGCGGTGTTTCAATACCAAATGGTCGAGGATTCTGCACGGCTTTTGGGTCGCCTTTTATTTGTGGCGGCCTATTCTGCTCGTTTGGCATGTCTAAAAAAGGTCGTCCCACTATTGCCCCCGTCCAGACTAACTGATTCCCACGCCATTCATATTGCTTAACTAAATCAGACCTGCTAAAAGGAAAACCCGAATAATCGCAAGTGCCAATAGGTTCAATTACATCCTTTCTAACGTAATCTCCCATTTGCGTATTTACAGGGATAACTTTTAAGCTAGTTGCCATATACCTCCAGTTTAAGCGGTACTTCCGTCGTATTATTAATTACTGCCGGATTTAGAGTTTCCTGATACCTCATTTTTAAACCTTCTTCTTTTTCAGGGGCGTATTGTGCTGCTAGCATGCTAGCGAGTCCATATATTAAAGGAGTATAAAAATATGAAGGAATATCAATGCCTTGCGTATAGTTCTCTAGCGTTTCTATACTGCTTTGACCGCTATACATTATTAAATTATACATAGGACTTGGAGTCTGCCATATATAGAGAGATGGAGTACGCTGGTAATCAACATAGTAAATAGTAGGCCGTCCAATTTGCGATTTGTTCGGATAGGATAGATATTCATATCTGGATATCTCGCTCATGGTAGTATCCTTTAAATGGTTGTTAAAATATACTTCCGAGATATCAAGAGTAGCTCCTTCTATTTCCTGTATCTGATAATAGGGACACGAAGCTAAGTTATCTTCCAGCAGAAACCACTGCGTAATACCTTTTTTATATAAGGTTTTAGGAATAGCCTTAACATAATAAATCGTCTGATAATCGCTGCTCTGGCCAGAAAATGTTAAGCTATACTCCCTATCTACATTTGATTGCACACCTAGAATTTTGATCACTTGGGGAGTAGAATAAGCATAGCCTATTAAGCCGTTTGCCCGGTCTTGAGTACAAGCAGTATTAGGATTACCATCAAAAGCATAAGCTGCCACTCCTCCATATCCTCCATCGTTCGGTACTCCACCAAAATTCTGTCTTGTGTTACTTCTTAAGGATACCTGAAATACTTTAGTAATGTTGCTTGGCAAAAGGTAGGATGCTTGTCCGGGAGTTAAAAACAGGGACTCAAGTTTTAATGTCCATAAGTTAACATTGGAGTTAGTCCAATCGCTTAAAATAAAATTGATGATATTAAGTGCTGAATTATATTGCTCGGCAGTTACCATGCTTAGAGGCATGCCGATTAACTCATAAGCCTTTCTGATAATCAGCTCTCCTTTTATGTTATTCGCACTATAACTTCCGCTAGTTGCCGGCATTTAGATAATCTCTTTTTTAGTTAAACTTGCAAAAATTGAACCCTAACAGGATTAGTTCCTGTAGCAGTTGTACCAATTTTAAAAAGTAAATTAGCTCCTATATTATTATATTGAGCAAAAAATGAGGCCGTACGAGAGCCAATAAGGCTTGCAAAATCACCAGTACCAGTACCACCAGCAGTTGGAGCAGTACTCAAATCATCGTATTTTCCTAGACCTATAAAATTCTTCAATGAAATAAAACCTTGATAAGTAAGGGGACTCTCAGCTGCTGCTATTGTGTTCAAGGAAAAAGTACTTGCGCCAGATCTTAGCATATTTAGAGGAATAATAGGATAGTATCCTCTATTAGAAAAACCTACAAAAATATTATTTGCGCTACTAGTACTTGGAATTATTTTCTCTATGATATCAAAGCAGTTGACGCTTGTAACTATATTTGCATTTGGCCCTGCTAAGATTTCGCTAATAAAAACTCCATTCTGATAACCGATAATAGTAAAATTTACACTAGAAAGATCGGAGGTTGAAGAGAAATTAATTCTTGGCACAATACCGAAATCATCAACACATCTAACTGTTCCTGTAGTTTTATTCACATTAGGACCATTTAATGCTAGAGGAGTATTTGCAACTGGTGCTTGCGAGAGTGATATTCCATTTCCTACAAGAACTGGCCATTTATATTCACGAAATTGGGACATAATAATTTCCTAATTTTTAAGTTCTTTTACAAAACAGGAAGCACTTAAGCTTTAATTTTAAGTGCTTCTTTTTTTAATTAAGCTGTTGACCCTTGTGCGCCGATTACCCCAAGAGGAGTAAACATACCAAAAGAATAACGGCCTGATGCAAGTACTGACATGGTTTCAGTTACGGGATCGGTTGTAACATTTACTTTAAGTGGACGTCTTACGAAATGCTTACGAGTTCCCTTAACGTTAGTTAATCCGAACCAGTTGCTAGGATTTGTTAAGAAATGGCTTACTTCATAACCTTGCGGAATAGCCTTCATGTTATAAAGTGCATTTATGTCGTTATTAGCCGTTCCTGTTCTAAATACAGACTCAAGTAACCTGCAACCTGAGAACATTAAATCTTGTGGAAGTAACAATCTCTCAATTTGAGCATTAATTAATAACCCTGCCTGATCTTTCATTTTACCGGCAAGAATTACCGCCTGCTCAACACCTGCTTCACTAAAGTCGACATTAACATTAACGCCGTTATATGCCCCAACGCGGTTAGAATAAACACCCCCATCATAAGGTTGAGAACCGGAGCAAAGAGGTTGTCCGTTACTTTGCACTGCTGCTACGTTAAAGGCCTGATTAAAAGGATTCATTGCCACTACTTCTCTGGTTTGTTCATAAGAAGTAGTAAGCGATTTAGTCCCATTAAAGAACTGATCAGCATAAAGATCATCTTCCATAGCAATATTGGTGATCTGAAAACCGAGGGCAAATTCTCGGTGGACAAATTCATAAATAAACCGCTCAGCCATGCTATCCATTTTAATAGGAGCACCTTGGGTTTTCTCAAGAGCGTAACCTGTTCCTCTAATATCAACCATCCTTTCGGTATGTTTAACAGAGTTAGATTGTTCATAGATTTTGGTATATTCCCCCTTAAACCGATCATACTGAGATTTTACCTCATAAAGACCCGGCCAAAGCAGACTTGGAATATCACCGGTTGTTATAATAGACATAATTATTTACCTTTATTTTTAGTTTTCTTTACTGATCCTGCCTTAACAGGTGTTTTCTTCTTCTCTTTCGGTAGATATAATCCTTCCTTTAAAAGAGACGGCATATTGCCGCTTGTTATTATGGACATAACCTTATACTCCTATGCTCCAGCTGTTGGGCCTGCTACGCCGCTTGATCCATACATATGCTTGTTAAACTTAACTAGTAAGTTGGTAAACGGCATATTTACCCCAGGGACTAATCCTGAAGGATTTGCGTTACCAGTAATTACCGGATCAATCCCAATAATTTTTACATCTAAGGTAGCGGTATTTGCGATTGTTGAACCGTCTAAGTAGTAAACAGAGCCATATACACTACTGCCGCTGCGGGGATTTTGGCCGCCACTAACTGCAATATTTGAGGTAAAGGTTATTCCCGCTACCGATAAACTACTGTTTAAACCAACCTGAGTATTTAAAAACACTATCGAAGCATCGGCGTTTGCTATAGAGCTTGATACCTGCACTCTAAATACTGCCATTGGATCATCATTAACATATGCAATAATAGGTGTGCCGGCTTTTACCGCTCTACCACCGGGCCAGTAATCAGATTCAACAAGTATGCCGGTATTTGCATCAGTATAAGCACAGCTTATGAACACCCCAAGGAAAGCGTCTGCGTCTGCCGTTGCAACACCTTGTATAGCTCCTCCGTTTGTTGGAGCTGATAACTTTTGTGGTGCGATTGTTCCTGCCATGACAGCAAGACCTGGGGCACTTACAAATTTAATTGGATCACCCTGAAAAATACTGTTTGGCTGCGTGGTTAAGCCATCAGCAGATGCGTAAATAAAGTATTGACCTAGTTTTTGTGTTCCGCCGTTTCCTATTTGAGACTGAACCACTTCCAAACCATAAGGTCTATTAATGCCGTTAGACATAATTATTTCCTCTTTTATTTGTTTAAAATATTTAAAATAATAACAATTCAAGGCAATGCCTAATTGTTACAAAAGATAAGCTAATACAAGCTTTTAAAGACCTTTTAACGTCTAGTTATGACGATAAACTTTATTCTAGATAAGTTTCAAAACTAGCCTTTTTGTGTCTTGCGATGACAGAGGTAGCTTTTAAAAAAAGATTTAGCTACAAACTACGACCTTTTATAGTCTAGTTATGACTTTTAGTACTTAATTATATTATAACAAAGATACTTGCAGTTTGGCAAATCGTACTACTATTTAAGCTTTTTTAAGTTTTTTATGAGAATCTGCGTACTTATCTAATAAGTTTTTGATCATTCTTTGATATGGTACATGATGGTTTAATGCTTGAGATTTAAAAAAATCTACACTGTCTTTACTTAAAACAAGAGTGACTTTAACAGATTCTTTTTTTAGTACCAATTCTTTTGGGGATGGTAAGAAATCGTTAATTATTTCTACTTTACCGATTTCACCTTTTGTATATTTGATTTTCTTTGTCATAAATTTTCTTTCCTTTTCTCCAATAACCGGCTCCAAGTATTCTTATAGAGTAGCCTCTTATGGTAAAACGTACCGTTAGAATATGTTGTTCTACCTTACCTAAACAAAAAAATCTATCTTCGTTGTTACTATGCTCAACATCTTTCAGTATGATTCTGTTTAAGTCATGAAAGACTTCTTGCGCCTTATAAAAGCTGACTTGATGCTTTTCAATATTTATTCTATTCTTTTCTTCGTCCCATTCAAAAGTAAGTTTTACTTTATGCATCCATTGTATCATATAATATTATTTACAGCCATATATTTATATGGCTCATTATATTTATCACAGATTTCAGTACGATTCAAATAAACTTATAAATTCATAAATTACGATATAATTTTTAAAATTTGTCTATATCTTCGAGCCCTTGAGCGAGTATTGCTTCAAGCTCTTCTTGTTCTATCCTGTCCATTATTTTTTGCCATTTTATTAAATCAATACCGAATATTCCATTTTGATTAGTTCGCAATTGTTTTTTTATAATTGGATGGCCAAGTGCTAGTCTAACTAATCTGATTAACAAAAATCTTTCCTTCTTTAGCAATAAATTTTCTAATTTGCTTTTCACCTCTTCTTCCGAAGCAACTCCTAAAATAAAATCTTCAATAAAACCCTTCGTGAACCTTAAAATAATCTTGTAATCTTTCTCAATATCTAAAGAAACTTTAACTTCTGCATAACCCTCTGAGTGTAAAAATATTTCTTCTATTTGATATTCATACATAACATAATCTCTTGATTAAATTCTTTAAAAATTAACTCCCAAATACTACCACAGATACGCCATCGAGTACAGGAAGCAAATTACCGAGCGTATCGGTTGCAAAAACGATGACTTCAGTAGCTGACCTGGACCTAAAGAACACTTGAAACGGAGCTACTACTTCCGTTCCTCGTGCTAATGCCGTTAATACAGCATAATTACTGTTCAAAAAAGGAGTAGCAAACTTTATAACATAAGCCCCTTGCGCTCCGCTAACCGAGGCTATATTAAAACTGCTCTCTATCTGGATATTATTAGTTGGGGCATTATTATCGTAAAAGAAGCAATAAGCTTTAGCAGTAGCAGGATTTATAATCTTCCCCGGTACGCTCATATTACCGATATTGTCAATTTGGGTACTGTTTAAATTGATTACTCCATCATCTACAGTAGCGAGGTTAATATCCTGATCACCGCTTGCGGTAGTAATGGTATTTACCGAGATCAAAAGATTACCGACATTAATACTGGATAATCCTACTAGAGAGTCGGCTAAATTGATAATTACATCGTTTGTTTCCCCATCACCGCTTTGGACGTTTATATTAGTGCCGCCTCCTATCTTTCGAGTTACAAAACTTAATGGAGTATTCCCGGTTATTACTAAAAACCCATTCTGTACCTGAGTAGTTAGTTTATTTAAATTATTTAAGGATTCAGATATGGTAAACTTCATGTTTCCTGAAGGCGGCGTAATGGTTGAGTTCGTGATATTTAATGCGTTGTTTTCTGATTCTGCCGAGAAAGTAATGATCCCACTTGTTCCTCCGCCAAAAGGGATCATTCTCCATGTCCCTGAAATTATTGAATTATCAATTAAGTATACTTGTCTAACTTCCCCCGGAATAATAACAGTTCCTAAAGGACTACCATCATAAGATAAAATAGTAAAATCATAATTACCCACATTGTTAAACAGCAAACTAGTACCGGTTTCTACAGTATTACTTGGAGGAAGAGTGATTGTATACGAGTCATTGCTAGAGATAACATCATTAATATCACTAGCAATCACTCCTTCAGTCCGGGGATAAGGCCAGGATAGTTTGATATTGCTGTTTAGTATGATTTTGGAATATGACATGATTTTAGATTATTGTATTTCTTTTTAGTGAGTATCCTTTTTCTGAAAAAGGCATCAATGGATTGTAAATATCGGTCTGTACTTTCTGTAGCGTATCAATCATTACTCTTTCAGCTTTGACCTCATAATATTCCTGCTCTTTAAGTCCATAACGTTCATCACGAGCTAAAAGAATTGTATCACCAGTAGTAATACTGTCATTTTCCGATCTTAGGTCTCCTCTATAAGTACGTTTGTTTTTAAGTCTATCAGGAGATACGATATACCACCTCTTAGCTAGTAATCTATTAATCCTTTCAGGATTATTATAAGCAAAATAATATTCCTCACCCGGTTGCTTGATTTCGTCAATAAGAGATTTAAAGGGACATGTTGAATCACTAAACATCAAATCAAAATCATTGTTTTCAAGATCATGCTCCCTGATATCTCTATCTACGGACTGAAACTCATTATTTTTATCCTGTTTATATTTAATTGCCATTTTTTGACCTCATTTCCTTATTATGTTTATCTAAAAGCTCACGATATCTCTCATAAGACATACCAAAAGCAAGTGCTGCCTTTTTCTCTCTATCGCTTAATTCCCTTGTTCTTGAATCAGGCACTCCCTCCATAGGAGCACGGCTACGAACCGCCCCAAAATGTTTGGCAGGTACATGAGCAGAGGAAATATCCGGCGATTTTAAATTATCAATATATTCATCAATCATCCCGTAATAGCTACTTCCTCCTATTAGGTGTTCCTTATTGTTAGTCTGGTATTTGCGATCTAGCCTTTTAATAAAGGATAATACTGATGTAGCTAGCTTCTCATCATACTCAGGGGCGTTTTTATCTATTTCAGGATTACTTTCAAGCCAGCTATATAACCTATCTTCATATTCTCTTGCCCTGATTCTATTTAATTCTTCTTCGGAATATTCTTCTTTGGGAAAACTTGATATTCTAGATGCCTCATTCAAAGCATGGGTCGCCTTTGAAATCTCAGCTGTAGCTCTACTAACCCCAGCAGCATCCCCACTCTCTAGTGCTAACTGCAACCTTGCCTGGGCCATTTCAAGTTCGCTGGCAACATTGTTCTTATAATGGGTAGAACCGGTATTTATCGCCTGACGGAGCAACTGCTGCATTTCTAGTTTTTCTTGATTTAACTGCTCCAACTGCTCGCTAAGCTTTGCTTTTTCTTCACGTTCCTTTTTTAATTTTGACCAGTATTTTTCTCTGTCTTTTTCAGAGACAGAAGTTTTAGTAGACTTTTCGTCTTTTTCGCTAACATCCCCAGAAATATCAATTTTTTCATTCTTATCCTCCATATTTTCCGATTCTTGCTCAGCTGCTTCGACATTCTTTTGGGCTTCTTTGTCCTCAAGCTTGTCATCCTTGTTTTCATCAAGCTCTTTTAAAGGAGGAATAGAACCATTTAAATCGCTTGTATTTTCAATATCTACTTTAAACATGCTCTTTACCTCGATACTTTTGATGGGTTGTCTACTAGTAGCTTGATTTTAAAATCCTCTACCATAATTATTGGCTCTCCCTCATATTTTGACTGCAATGATGAACCACGCGGGAATATAACCCAGTCTCCCTCTTTTACATAAGGGCCGCTCGGAAACTGATCGCCCTTATAACTATCCGGGCCAAGTTTCAATACCATGCCGACCATTGAGTTATATTCTAGGTCGTCTTTTACAGCAGTTTGCGGGATGATAACTCCTCCCCTTGTAACTTCTTCAACAGGAGGTTTGTAGATAAGAATTAATACATTGATTCCGGTAACCGATACTTCCTTGAATCTCTCTATCATTGCTTCCTTATGAAAGCTTTGAAGATCAATACCTTTGGTTTTAAAATCTTCCGGTTTGTAATTAATGTGAGTTTCCGCCTCAAATATTCCATCTTTACTTAAAGCAGAATGGGTAATATCATTCATATGATTTGCCTATTAATTAAAGGTTAAGTTGGTGAATTAATGAGGATATTTAGATTTCGAAGCCTTAAATATCCTCTATTTACAAAATATAGAAATGTCACTTAATCATTGTTATTTACCTCTATTACCTGTCTGTTAAATAATTCAAGCGCTATATCAAGACCGGTAATTACCCCGACATGATACTTGTATCCCTCTAGCGTAGAGATACTCGAAGGATCACTTAAAATACTCCTGTATCTATCAATTTCAGCTTCAATATTTCCTATAACGCCAGAATTAAAAGAATGTTGCTTATACATATTATTCCGGTTCATTGTGATTATTTACCACTCCTTCCCTTATTCTTACAAGGCTTTGCTACTGCACCACTCTTGGTAGCAACATCTTTTCTAATTTTAGCAGCTCCCCCGGCAGCATACTTATTACAGCTTGTTTCCTTGTCTCTTGCCATTTCTTGCATTTTGTTCATAGCGAATTCTCTTTTTTGTCTATTCATAAATAATCTCCTCTTTTATTGGTTCGGGTGGAATTTGCGACCGTAGCGCTTCTACTTGTGCCTTTAACTCAGCTTCTTTTGCTTTGTACTCAAGCTTTAGTAATTCAAGCTCGGTCTTACTGTTTATTTCTTGCTCCTTAGTTAACGTATCTATTACTTTTTCTTTCTCGTTTAGCTCGAGCTTTAAAAGTTCAATTTGATATTTCTGCTCGGCAAGCTGTTGTTGCTCCTGTACTTTTAACTCGGCTAAATACTTCTCTTGCTCTAATTTTGCCTTATCAAATTCAATGTTCATTTGGGTCTTATAGCCGTCAGCTTCAATATTTAAATGAGCTAGCCGTTCCTTTGACTCTACTTCAAGGCGTCGCTGCTCAATATCGGCAATCTGAACCTGCAGAGCCGGGTCTATAGGTTGCTCCTGCTGCTCTTGTGGTGCTACTTCGGGAAGTAGTATCTTATCAATATCATTAATACCAAGTGCCTGATATACTTTTAAATACACCTCTCTCATGTTATGTAGCTCAGGATTGCTGCTAGCTAACTTTAAAATACTTTCTGCCTTGATTATTCTCTGCGTAGAAGACTCAACAGACGGATCAGATACAGGGATTACTTTCAAACTCTCTTTATCTAAAGGTAGTGATGGCAGGTTGAACATTTTATAAAATAGTTGTAGCTCTTCACTAAAACTACTATGAACTGTTCTCATTATTGCCGATTGCATCCGATTGGATACTTCAAGCAAGGCAATAGTAGTACCGACAGGCGTATTCTGATTATTTTCAGCTAGTCCTGCTTCCGTTGTAGATGCTAACTCCTGTGTCTGAGCAGTTATCCGGTTAATATATTCAAGTAAAGCGGGAGACGGGCCATTATAAGGAAGCGGCATGATTGAATCACGCAAGGATAAATTACCGGTTTCAACAGTTACGAATTGCCCGGGTAATATCGTTAAATCATTATTGGTAGTCTTTATTCCCTTGGACTTCATCCCTCCCGGGAAATTCTGGAAAATAGCTGCGTCAATCGCCATTTGCTGCATGGAAGTTAAGCTCTTTGAATTAGAGCCGAGGATTTGAGCAAGACCTAGTCCAAAAACATCAAACCCGGGGAATAAGTTATAATGAATAAAGCAGTTAATCCTTGTTCTGGTTGGATCGCTTTCATCCCAGTTCGGCGTAAGTGATACGATCTGATTAGTAACACCGCATCTGGTAATAACATAAGGTAGAGGTATGCTGTAACCCTCTAGCGAAGAGCTATCATCAAAAAAATCATTTAAAACCAGATATTCGTGCGTTTCATAAAAAGGAAAACGGGATCCGGTCGGATCAACCTGTTTTTGCTCATTTTTATCCTTTTCTTCTTCGCCCTCGCTACTACCCATGTTATCTAGGTAATCAAGATCAAGTTTGGAAAATATCCCGCTATTCATATTAAAGAGGATTTCCCTTTTAGAAAGATATCTAATATGGGTTAGACGATTTGATTCGGTAATACTTGAGCAGTTATTATCAAATAAAAAGTCCTCAGGCATGATAAAACGGCTCAATGGTTTGCCTGTAATAGGGTCGTAGTAGATTTTACGGAATACACACCCATAAAGAATCAGATATAACAAGAACCGATCGTAATCAGGATAAAAGCCTTTATCTTCGACAGTTAAATATTCGTTTAAAATATCCCTGACCATCTCGCCTTTTAATTCGTAGTCCTGATCCACACTTATATCGGTTCTAAATCCTACAGGGCCGGTAGCGGGTAATAACTCAGAGCGAAGCGTTGCCCAGAGCCGAAGAACGCTACTTGAGAACGTAGTATCGTAAGTTTTAACCTGCGCGGCGTTTCCGATGGAAGAATTGGATTTACGAATGCTCCCATTATCTCCATCTTGTATTTCCTCAATTTTAAAGCCGAGCAGATTTTTAGCCTTTTCAATTATATCAAGCCAGGGGGCGCGGTTTTTCTTATCTTTTTCTGTTACCTCTTCAAGGTAAGCAGCTATTTTATCTCTGACGCTTTCTGGTATATCATCCGCAAAATTACTGTTAAACGGCATAACACTCGGGGCTAATTCTTCGCCCTTACTATCCATACGTGATAAGATTTGATCCTCTAAAGATAAAAGAGGATCATCCATTGCTTCGGGAAGTTCTACTGCTTCCGGTAAAATGCCCATATCTTCTTCTAGTGGGATTTGTTCTTCCATCGGCATTTCTTGAGTAAGATTTAGAGATTCAGGCTCTAAATTCTCTAGCCTTGACAAATCAGGATCAGTCTTTCTTTTTTGCTTTCTTCTTGTTGCCATTAGTATAATTTCCTAATTTTAGTAATGGTTTCATCTTCCTTAACATCGCTCCTGTGGGTTAAAGCATCAAAGTCTCGGAGGTACAAAATTGCCTGTGTCATTGAGTCAACCAGGTCTTTTGACTCCCCGTTTGGAAAAGTTATCACTGTTTCTAAAAACTCTTCAGCGAACGGAGTTAGCCTTTCAGGGTTCTTCTCCTCCGCCGGCAAATAAATAAGCCCGCACTCAATAAACGGCGCTGCTCTCTGTACTCTTGCATTCTTATCGCCTTTTGGGGTGTAACCTATAGCAGGAATCCCTCCGAGCCTAAGGTCTCGTATTAACGGATCACCCGTTGCCTTTGCTTCTATTAAACAACAATCAATAGTTCTTTGAGCAGGCACTAGGTTTTTATGATCGCCTACATCCTTATAATCATTGCTTAAGCGCTGCGCTCTAGCTCGAAGCTCTGGGTAGCCTACTCGATCACGCCAAGTAGATAAGAGCATCATCCTAAATAGCTCATCTTCGGATTTCTCGCCCCAAACTCCCCACGTAGTACAGGCAGAATATGCAGCTGTCGGCTCATCGGAAATTGCCGTATCCCAGCTTTGCAATATGTAATCAAATTTAGGCTTAATCGGGCTAGTCCAGAACTTAAACCATTTTTTCTTGATGATGCCTCCACCAATTGGAGATGGTCTTTGCTGACACTGCCCAGCATATCCATAAGAACCGAGTAACTTCTTTAATTCACTGACTTGCTTCTCACCAAAGCGTAAGTCATTAATTACTTGTCCTTCTTTGTTTCTAGGGTCTTCCCAAATAACCTGATCTATGCCAAGCGGCACGGTAATACATCTGCGACTTGGCTCGAATTCTAGCGGCAGCACTAACTCGACCCAGTCACCTTCGCTGTCATTCTTTCTGATATAACCGGTTAAATCGTTCTCATGCGTTCTTTGCTGGACGACTATTCGGCAGTCATTAGCTGGGTTATTTGAACGGGTAGACATTCTTTGCGTCCACCAGTTAATTACGTTCTCTCTTTTGATTTCAGATAAGTCCCCTGGGTCATTAGGGTCATCAATGATAATAATTGAACCGCCTTTACCAACAGTTTTAGATACTACGCTTGTTGATTGCCTATATCCCGTCTTGCTATTCTGGAAAAAACTCTTAACGTTCTGGTCTCTAAGAAGAGGGAATCTATAACCCCAATTATCCTGATACCAGTTGCTTTCGAGTAAAGCTCTGTTTTTCTGTGCATGCTCAAGGCTTAAGGAATTAACGCAGGATACAGTTAAAAACCGCTCACTCGGGTTATGTATCCACACCCACGCAGGAAAGGCCACCGATATTAAATTGGTCTTACCCGTGCGAGGCGGAACATTAATGATCAGCTTTTTTATTTGGCGCGCGTAAACTGCCTCTAAATGCTCTGCTATAGCCTTAATATGCCAACTATCAACATAAGGCATATTACCCTCAATATAAGGCCATGCGCTTTTGAAAAACTCATATAACGAACTGCTTGCAAGATATCGTTCCTTTAAAGCTGCAAGTTTTGCTCTTCTGCTTTGCAGTTCCGCAATAGCAGTTATTCCATCAGAGAAACTAAAACTATGAATAGAGTTAGAATTGTGCATCATAAAACTTAAAGTTTCCTTTACTTAAAATAATTATAACACAGCTCTTTTATATCTTGATTTTCTCGTGCTTTTTTGATTTTGGTATTGAGATTATTTATGTTATGTTTTTTTAATTTCAAAAATAAAGGAGTGAAATTATGAAAATCAGAAAATATCTCTTATCAACAATAATACTTAGTTGCAGTACTGCCTTAGCAAGTGAAGCCCTACCTGTTGCATCAGGTTTAAACATTAAATTTGGAGCTTTTGCTGCTTTTGAAAGTGGATTTAGCAATCAGGGTAAACTAAAAGGCTCAGAGAAGAATATATCGGCAAATAAAGAAAAGTTTGCTTTCTTCAATAACACTGCTTTTGTTGCTAATATTTCCAATACTTCTGACGATATTACTTATGGTGCTAAAATTGTACTTGCTCCAACAACAAAAAGGAAAGTAAACAATGATTATAATGGTTCACATGTATTTTTAGAGCACGAATTTGGTAAGATTGAAGCAGGTTCACCTATTCCTGTTGCAAGAAACATGACTGTAAATGATGGAGCTATACCTGCAAACTACATAAAAACAGGTATAGAGTATTTAAAACAAGGTAAAAAGGCAAATCCATCATTCTTAACCTCAGAAGAAACTATACTTGGTGATTCAATAACTGCCGGTTTAGATTCTGCTACTTATAGCAGTGAACCACCAAGAACAATAAATTATTACACCCCTAAATTTGCTTTGAGCGAATCAAGTAAATTACAGTTTGGTATCTCTTATACTCCCGATTCGGCTAATACTGGTATAGATAAACCATCTACTAAATCAGATGGCATAACAAAATACGCAATAGAAGAGCAGGATTTAGAGAGATTTGAAATTGATAAATCAATTAAGGATGCGCTAACTGGTGGGATAGTATTTGAGCAAAAACTAACGGAAGAAGCAGAATTAAAGCTGGCTCTGACCGGTGAACATGGTAAATCCGCTGGTAAAATCAAGAAATTTGCTAATAAAGACGATCAGAATCCACTTGCATATAAATTAAGTGACTTAAAATCTTATAATATTGGCGCTGAATTAAAGATTGGTGATTTTAAGTATAATGCTTGCTATGGTTCTTTTGGCAAAAGCTTAACTAATAAAGAACTACATAAAGCCGGTAATAAGTCCCATTATTACAACGCGGGTATTAGCTATACTTATAATAAAGCTACGACAACTTATGTAGGATATTTTGCTTCTGATAAGTTTAAAAATAAGGTAAATTCTGTTAAATTAGGAGTAAGTCATATACTTGCACCAGGACTTAAACCTTATGCTGAAATACATGCCTATACTCTTAAAGGTAAGCCTGAGTTCTATTCAGAACTAAAGGCAAGAAAGGTAAAAGGTACTGTAGCTCTAGTTGGTGTTAAATTATCTCTTTAATTAAAAACAAGATTTTAAAATGAACAAACAAGAATTTATCGACCATATAGCAGGTCAGCATGGATGTACCAAAAAAGAAGCTGAAAAGGCTATTGATGTATTTACTTCTTCGGTAATTGATGCCTTGGGAGAGGGAAAGGAAATATCCCTTATTGGCTTTGGTAATTTCTCCGTAAGCAAGGTTGAAGCAAGAAATGGTATTAATCCAAAAAGTAGAGAAAGTATAAAAATAGCCGCTTATAACCAACCAAAGTTTAAGGTAGGCTCAAAACTTAAAGATGCTTGTAACAAAAAATCTCGTTGACCTAGAATATGATTTTATGTATGTTCTCTAACATAATTTTTTCATAATTAATCATATTTTTCCTGTAGACGTACCAGTTTTTTGCATGAATTTTTAAACTGGTACGACTTTTTTTAAGTACGTGTTGTCAATTCTCCAATTCTTTTAATTGTTTAGCTAGGTTTTTACATTCATTAGTTACATATTCAATATCTCTATACACTTCTTCATGAAAAGATTTAACACCTGGTACTAAATCACCAGCATGCCCACAATCAAAACCTACTACAAAAGAGGCGTACTCATCTATAAAAAGATTAGGACGTTTTTCATGACGTTTAATTCTTTTTGCATTTGCATAAGTTACTCCTCCGTGAACGTCTAGATTAAGGAAAAATTCATTGTCAACATTTGTTTTACCATACAATTTATGCTCCTTAGGTAACTCTACATATCCGCATAAATGTTTTAATTCTGGATGCCGCTGTATAAAACATCTGTATCCCGTATCCTCATCAATAAATTCTAAAAAATCAGGTTCAGTTTCCCAAGGACGGGTCTTAGGATTAATATGGGGTTCAAAGCACAAATCCCCGCCGATAAACCGTAATACTCTGTAAGACTTTTATAATAAAGGTTTTGGACCATTTTCATGGTATTAATTGGACCAGTGTGAAGGTAAAGGCCATTTGCCGCCACTTCTAAATCTGGGTCTAGTTCAACGTGTACAATAATTTTTTGTTCTTTGGTCATCCTACTACCTCCCAATCATTAGATAAAAGATCTTCTACTTTCAATGTAACTAGCCAATCATTTACATAAATTGCCTTTTCAAGTATTTTGTCTTCTTCATTTTGATATTTTCTATGTTGTGCTTCCTCATCTAAATATTGTGCATAAGATTTTCTAGAATCAAAAACAAACTCTTTTTCAAAACGACCAAACAATATATCGTTATTATTGCAATAAATATAATGCGTGTGATGCCAAGTTTTACGTTTTATCTTTTTAGCTTCGTTAGCTAATCTTACCGCTTCAATTATGTTCATTTTTCTACCACCTCCCAGTCATTGACAAAAAATTATCTTTTGATATATAAAATAGATCCACAGATTCACTATAGTATCCATTTGAAATACCGAACCAAGTTATATCCACGTACCCTTTAATCGTCGCTAACTTATAAAAAGTCCATGTATAGGAATCACTGTATGGGAGGACTTCATTTTCACTTGAATTACTATTCTCTTCCGCTTTTAAAATAGGAGTGTTTAATAAATCTTCAAAATTACCGCTTACCTCTTTTATCTCAACATCTTCGCAACAGTCCTGTTTATGCCCCATGAAGTACAAACCATCTTTTGTTTTAAAGACAATTATTTCTCTATCTCTATTCACCCTGAAACGGGTGATATCAAGGAAAACTTGACCATATAAACTTTTAAAGTCTATACTTTCTTGACAATTGTCCCATGCTATAGTTAAAGCTTCAATAATGTTCATTTTTTTACTCCCTGTTATCATACTCAAACATTACTCTCTTATTTGCTGTTATTTGTATGAAGTCTATATCCTCGCTTTCATATAAATAAGTAAATGTATCACTTACCAGAAATGTAAAGCAGTCTATAAATATTGCAAAGTTCAGCGTTTGATTAAACCCGTACTCATTACTATTTTTAAAATGTATTTTATAATAATCGGTTTGAATTTTATTACCCTCTAATACTATTCCATAATCAGCAACCAGTTTACATATAGCAATATTAGATGTTTTATTATAATTTGAATTTAAAGCTTTAGAAAATTTATTAATCTTAATTGCCTTATTATCTTTATCCCATATATCTATAAATATATTATTTTACTTCCTCCCAGTCATATTTCTAAAAAAATATGCTTCTCTAAAATCCGCTCCTAGACAATACGCTCCATTTAAATTAGCCTCTTTCGCATCGTGCCTATAGACAATTACATCAACAAAATCAGAACTTCTTAAATCAGTGTTTTTTAGATTTGTTCTTCTTAAATCAGCTCCTCTAAAATCTGCATATCTTAAATCAGCGTTACTTAAATCTAATTTTTTTAAATTTGTATAACTAAAATCTGCTCTTTTACCTTTAGCATAATTACTTTCTAACCATATCTTATGCTCTTTTATCATGTGATCGACTTTATCTTGGGTTAGTTTTTGACATATCATTTTCTTGTCCCATAATATTTTGTTACTAACAACCTTAGATAATTTAATTTTGTTTCTGTTTGATTATCTCCCCAATTATCCATAATATAATCTACTATCTCGTTCTCTAATTCTTTTGTTTTTGTGTTATTCATTTTGTTACCTTATTTTAAAAATAACTGTACTTTGATCGCTCGTTCTACTTCTCGCATAATATATCACCTATACACCCTTCTATCCATTCGTAAGCTTCTTTTTCTCTTTCCTTATCTTTAGCCATTTCTCTACATTCTTGCTCTAATTCTTTATTACGACTCATAATTTCTTCTTTTTAAAACATTGTGTCCTTTCCTGTAAGATCACGTAATTCTTTACGTCCTTCTTCTTCCATATATTCTTCCATTTCTTCATCAGTAAAGTCTCTAGTATGAGAGCAACCAGAAAGAACTAGCATGAAAGTTATTAAGATTATTTTTTGCATTCTAAATTTTTACTCTAACGAAAACATTTCTATTAAAACATTAGATATATTTTTCTGTGTAGAAAAATGAATAGTATCAAGTTTTTTGATCATTCTTGTTTTATCTACAGTTCTGATCTGATCTAATGCAACCGCATTTTCTACTCCTTTTAAAATAAATGACACTCTTGTAGGAGCTTTTACCCCTTTAGTTGTTAATGGAGCAATTATTACAGTATTTAACCAGTGCATTTCATTAGGAGAAATTATTACACATGGTCTAGTTTTATTCATTTCGCTACCAACAGTAGGATTTAAAGTTACCAACCAAATATCAAATTGTTTAAATATCTTCACACCAACGCTCAATATCAAATTCTAGAAATTCTAAATCAACGTCAACTTGATCATGATATTTTGAAAAAAACTCATTCCAACCTTTACGTAACTTCTTTTTAAGAGGAATAAGCTGTATCCCTTCTTCATTTTCTATTAAATCTAAACCATCTTCAAAATGATATTTGTTTATAATATTTTTAGATAATCTAATTCCTTTGGAATTTCCTATATTTATTAAGTGCATCGGCATTTTTTATTTATTTGATATAAGTAATTATAAAGTAATTACTTATATTAGTCAACTAATTTATACTACAAGAAAAGATAAAACATAAGAGTAAAACTAGCATAGATAATTGGAATGGGTTATTGGACATTGGAGGATTTAAAAACTGCTAATTTTTTAAGTGTCCCAAAAACGGCCGTTTTTCTTGTACTTTACCAATCATAAGGGTTCTTAAGTTCACGCACAGCTCTTTTCTCTTTCTTCCGAGCTAGCATTTCGTAAAACTTCTTAACTGGGTCTTCTGCTTCTTCATGAGAAAAATAATTACTTGGTCTATCTTCAAGGTATCTTTTTTCTTCCTTTCTATTGTACTTTTGAGTGCTTTTAGACTTTCGAGAATAATGATAAGTTAGGCTATACTTTTGTATATACTCGTTAAAAGCTTTTATATGTATTCCAAGAGTGTGAGCTACAGCTGACTTAGACTCCCCACTTTTTAACAACTCTTGTATTGCTTCAGGAGTATAGTTTTCTAAAATTAATGCACTTTTAGTACTATAATATTTCTTACTCATTCTTAGTCGTGTTCTTTTTTGCTTCTACTCGATCATTCATTAATTTTTCTACACGTGAAAGTCTATCGTGTAAAAGATCACTTACTTTTGCAAGTTTTTTTATTAATTGATCCATAGTACTTATGCAATCAAATACTCCTTTTAATACCCATAATATAAGTATTATAAAACCTACAATTACCGCAACTATTAAATTTAAGAGCACAATCTATATCCTCTCTGCTTTCTTCGTTTTTTAATATCTTCTATAATTAGCTCTATATCCTGCTCATCCTTAGAAGCTACAACTTTGTAATTTCCTAAGTTACCGCCTATTCTACCCCATGCACATATTATATCTATTGTCCCAAATAGTGTAGGTTGGAATATTATCCTATAATATCTATTTTCTTTGATCCAAAAAAGAGACATAGTTTATACCTTATTTTTTAATCTCTTTTTAGGAAGCTTTAATATGGGTAATTTACGCTGAACTAAATTGTCTCTTGCTATAAAATAATCATATTCATCAGTTACCACCCAATCATTGCTAAAAGCATCTATATTCAACAAAAGGCTATAATTTTTATAAATAGCCTCTCCTGTTTTATCAAAAATCAATATCCTTAAGCGGTCAGTTTTTTTGTTTTTATAAATACAATAACTTGTGTTTTTCCTCTTAATAGCAGCATCTTTTTCATATACTGCTTTTATTGCTTCTATGAAATCCATGTTTTAGTTCTTTATATACTCCTTAATAAAATCTAATATTACATTGGTAACATTAGTCTTATTACGGATAGCTTTCACTTTAAGATTGTCCTTTACGGATTCAGGCACAAGTATCGTGATCCCTACCATTTTTTCTTTTACCACTTCTTTAAGAGCTTCTGCCTTATGAAGGTTGGAATTATTTTTTAGTTTAGGTTTTAAAGCCATTTCATTGCCTCTAGTATTTCATCTCTTATAGAATCTATTTCTAACGTTGCATCGTTAAAAACCTGAGTATACACAGTATTGCCCTCGCTTGCAGAAGTTGGATATACCACTCGCTGCGTAGTATATGAATTAAGAACGGGTAGTTCATATTGTTTTAAAGCCTCTACTACTTCTTGGCTTAATTTAGTATTTTTAATAACCCTACTAACGACAAAAGCTGCCAATGGCTTACCATTAGCAACGTCCTGTCGCGCTTCGATTATTTCTACTAAATCAGATGTTGCCCAGATATCCCAAGGAGACGGTTGGACTGGTACTAAAACAAAATCCGCTATTTTTACAGCAGCAGCAGCGAGTTTAGTTACTGATGGCGCTCCATCGATAACAATAAACTCGTAACCTGCTTTTACTGCCTCTATATCACTTGCGAGTGAAACTCTATCTAATCCTATAATCGGGATAATTTTACCATCGTTTTCTACATTCCAATCTCTAGCTGATCCTTGAGGATCGCTGTCGACAAGTAATACTTTATGACCTAAGTTCTGTAATGAATGAGTAAGGTTTATAGCAATCGTAGTCTTACCACATCCGCCTTTCTGGTTAAGTACTGCTATTATTTTCATATATACTAATATATTAATTTACTGATACTAATATATACGCTTTGCTGTATATTGCAATATATTAATTTAATAATATTAGTATATATTAGTTTTTATAAACTACAATATATTAGTTTATTAGAATTATTATAACGGCTTACAACTGCTTCTCCCAAAAACTCAGGAATTAAAGGCACAACACTGTTACCTAAAGCCATAAGACGCTGCATACGACTTCCTCCATCTGTCCAGCTAATAGGATAGCCCATAAGCCATTCTACCCAATCAGGGTTCAACCTCTCATCTTTTAGCCTTGGCACTTCTAAAGGCTCTTCTCTCCATTGCTTAATTCCTCTGCTGCAATAGTACATGCTAACCTGCTCTTGTGGGTATATTGGGCTAATTTCTTTAAATCCCCCACATCTTTGTAATCCCTGCTGGTCGGCGTTGGGAAGAATCTTACATATCTGGCTAGTCCAAAGCTCCCCGATATTCCATTCCTGTTGTGTTTCCGAATATTCCCTGTGGCAGTTATTTTGTAAGTATCCTCTTTGCTTATAACATGACCCACTGTAGCATCGCTTGCAGTGGGGGTCGGGAGCATTTTTACAACCGTCTCCAAGTGCGGACTCTGTCTCCTCCTTTCCGACGGACAATCCGACTTTGCCGATGCAAGCGGGGTGGGCAATAATCCATATCCTATCCCGTCTGTGAGGTGCACCAAAGGCGGAAGCCGGTATACAATGCCATTCTGCATCATACCCGATCGCCCATAAATCTTGCAGGACGGTGATAAGTCCTTGACTGCGAAGATTTGCCACGTTTTCGATAATTGCATATTTTGGTCTAATTTCATTTATTAACCTCGCAAATTCTTTCCATAGTCCTGAGCGTTTAGCCGCTATTCCTTTCTGTTTGCCTGCTACCGATATGTCTTGGCAAGGGAATCCTCCCGCAATCACGTCTATTCTTGGCAGAGCTTTTAAGTCTTCCTTATATATAGCGGTAATATCAGTAAATATCGGTACGGATGGCCAGTGTTTTGTTAGTATTTTCCGGCAGAATGGATTAATCTCACAAAATGCGACCGTTTGTAGCCCCGCGGCTTCTAAGCCTATTGAAAATCCACCGATCCCTGAGAAAATATCTAGAACATTTAACATCTTTTTTTAATTACTTTACGTTCTTATCTACTTTAAAGTAATTATACCATAGGATTTGGCTACCCCGATTTTCTTATGATTTTTTAAAGATGTCGTGATGATACACCTCAGGTTCTCTGGGACGTAACTTTTCTCTTTCCCTGCGAACTTTTACCAATTCTCTGTACCTGGCAAATGCTGCACTTTGATCTTGCTTCATTGCACTTAGTATATCTTTCTCTTCTTCTGCTAGAGGTTTTCTATATGCCTTTATACCTACATTATTAATATATCTTTCTGTTGACATAATTATTTCTTCATATTTTTTTCTAACAAATCCAAGTTTTTTATTGCTTCATCTAGCTCTTTTACAAATACTTTTGCCTCTTCTATTTCCAGTTCTTTTGATACCGCTTTGTCTTCCTGAGTACGAGTTTCTATGTTCATTTTGGTTAATGCTAAACTTCCTATCTGTTGCATCTGAATAAAATCTATTTTACCTTCTTTAAGTGCATTAAAACCAACATTAAGTATTTCTGCAGGCGTTTGTTCTTCAGAAAACGTCAAATAAACTGGTTGATTATCATTTTTATATTTATTGTCCCATCCCCCTTGTGTCCTAAGGTAAAAGGTAATTGCATTCAATTTATTCGCAGTGTTTTCCTTTTCCCGAATAAACCCCATAAGCATACTACCAACAAAGCTACAGGCTTTTGCCACCCCCCTGTTGTAGGCTTCAGATACTTCAGGTTGCCGTTTTTTAATTTCGTGAAAGGTGGTCTCTGAAAAACCAAAATATCCAGCAATTCTATTTATTGGTAAGTAAGCTGCTAATGCTTCTACTTGAGCTATTTGAGCTTCATCCAATTTTATTTTTTTCCTCATTCAATAATACAGCTTTTTTATTAGTTTCTTTTTCCCACCTCTTTATTATAACATCAACATAAGCTGGGGATAATTCCATCATATAACAGTTACGCTTACTCCTTTCGCAGGCAATTAACGTAGTACCGCTACCGCCGAATGGATCGTATACTCCTTCGCCTTGCGCGGAGTTATTAAGTATAGGCCGAAGCATGCACTCAATCGGTTTTTGCGTGCCGTGACCAAAGGTTTCCTCCTTGTTACTATTACCGAATGGATTATTATTTTCAATTTCCCATACAGTAGATTGATCACGCCTGCCCTGCCAGTTGTGCTGTTTACCTTTTTTTACTGCATACCATAAGGGGTCGTGTTGATAGTGATAATCACCTCTTCCAAAAACTATTCGATTCCTAACCCACAAAATGAGGTTGATTAAATCGAACCCACTGTTTTCTATATTTTCAGCAAATTTATGTGTATATTTAGATGGATGCCAGATATAAGCTATATCACCGGTAAATAACGCATAAGCATCAGACCAATCGTACCTATTATCATTTAATACTTTCCCCTTAGAAGTCTTTCCTTTTTGAGAAGCTAGCTCCTCTCTCCAACTTGGATCATATTCAACACCATACGGCGGATCAGTTACCATTAGAATCGGACTTGCCCCATCCATTAGTTTTTCAACATGCTGCGGGTTAGTACTATCACCGCACATTAAACGATGAGACCCAAGCATATAAATATCACCAAGCCTAGCAGTAGCTTCTGCTGGGAGTTCTATTTCCTCTTCTTCCCCTATTTCTTCTAATATGGCTTTATCAAATATAGGCGTGAGCATTTCCTTATCCATGCCAAAGGATAATAGCTCTTCCTGACCAAATCGCTCCGTTAACATATCAAGGTCATATTCACCGAATGCTAGATTGTCTCTAATGTTTAACCTGTCTATTTCCTCCAGTGTTAGTTTTCTACTCGGCTTTAACACTTCAATTTCAGTCTCATCATCGTAACCTGCCATATATAAAGCCTTTTTACGCTGGTGGCCGCCGATAATGGTGTAATCGTTATCTACTATTATTCTTTGATGATACCCGTCCTCCTTGATATGAGAAGCTAGTTTATCCAGCATTTCCTTTGTTATTTTTCTCGGATTATGGGTATATTCTTTTAATTGCGATAACTTAATGCTCGCCTCCTGCCATGTTATAGTTTCATGATTACTTGGATGGTTCATTTTCTAGCTCCTCTATTCTATCTTTGAATGCCGAAATAATTTCCTCCTCGGTACAAATCCCTGAAGAGATTGAATCCCAAATGGGCATAAACAGGAGTTCTCCTTCTTCAAGAAAGCTTTTCGGGTCTTTTTCTAACGTCTTGAGTAATACATTAAAATCCATAGGAAAAGGTTTCTTGTCTTCAGGAACAGCAAGTCCTAGCAATAAAAACTCTTTAAACTCATTGCTAATATTCCCCTTTAAATACTGATCAATAATAATTTCTTCACATTTTGCTTTCATTTACTGCTCTATTTAATTTTGCATGATATTTCTCATAATGCTTAGCAAACTGCTTATCCTTATTCCTTTCTAATTGTACCAGATTTTTTGATTGGTTAATCAATATCTCAAGATCATCAAATGATTCCGATAGCTGAGTTAAATGCCTAGTAACCATTTTCTTTTGCTGGTCTATTTGTGATATTAAAGATAAGTAATTCTCATTCCTGCCTAAATTGCTGTTTAATAACCAATAACGCATTTCAGTAAACTCGTAACACGTATTATAATTCTCTATCGCATTGTAAACACTGCTAATACAGCGTTGTATCTCTTGACTCATTACCCCTCTTTAAAATGGTAGTTCATCTCCTGTAAAAGGATCATTTGCTTGTTTATTATTTGCTTGCGTGTAATTAATAGGAAACTTTCCGCTTCTCTCATCCATAAACTCGCTGTATCTGGCATGATCAGGCGTAATTATGGTCTTGATCTCGTTACGAGGTTGATCTCCTTTATCGTTAATGGTAATTTCAGCTACCACCTGTAAATTATCAAGATCAGCAAAGCTCTTAATCTGTCTCTGCTTTTCCGCCTCTGGTGATTTATCCTTGGAATGCAAACCGCGAGCAGAGTTAAGAATGGCTTTAATCATGCTCCTACCAATATCGGCATATCTATCACCCTCAGTCCCTAATCTACTATTCATATTACAAAGACCGATATTGCTCCATACTTTCCTATGTTCATACTCACCGCTTAAAATCACAAACTCGCAGGCTAGATATATACTAGTTCCTGCTTTGCTTAAGGTAGCGTAACCGTCAGGAAACTCTTGTGTAACGTGGTTGCCTTTCTTAAGCATTAACTTCACCTTTGCTATGGTTTTATGTGGTATTAGTTCGTAAGACATTTGCTCCTCGGCATCATTAAAATTATTCCATTTATTCATTGTTTTGCTCCATTAGTTCTTTTAATATTTTAATGTTTTTGTTAACTTCTTCTAAAAGGTACTTGCGATAAAAATCAATTCCACATTCTGAAATCAAATCATTGAATTCCATGTATGTACCAATATTTCTTACAAGCTTGTAGTCTTTCATGTTCTGTCTAATCTCTTCTCTTAAATTACGAATTGACGTATATTTTCTAGCTTCTAGTTCGCTCATTTACTCCTCCTTATTTTTAGTTAGTTTTGTTAACCAAACCTTTTTAATATCAGCTAATAAATTACCTCTAAGACAAACAGTTTTCTGCGCCCTAGTAATTGCCACATATAATAAATTCCATTCTTCATCCGATGTTTTTTCAGAGAGCTTAAAATCATCTTCAATTACAACGTTATCCCACTCTCTTCCTTTCGCCTTATGTATCGTAGAAACGATCAAATCTGCTTCCTTTTCTTTTACCTGAGATACGTTTTCAAGATTTCTTAATACGTTCGTTGAATTATTTTCGTATTTTTCAAAAAAATTAATTAACAAAGTTAAATTAGTGTCTTTATCTTCACTACTTTCATGTTCTCTGATCATATGTTCCCAAGATCGAAAACCCTTTAACAAATCATGTTTTACCAGCATCAAATTGTTTTTGTATAAGGCATAACCACTATTTAACAAAAAAGTTATGGACTTAATATTATTGCCCACTAGATGAATTTTCTTATCCAAGTTGTTTAAAATTATCTCAATTGATTTATTGTTTGTTCTACATAAAGATGTATAGGGAAAACTCACATTGCTTACGATCATAGTATTTAATTTATCAAAACCTTTTAACTTCTTCTCCTCACCTTTTATTTGCAAAATCATGTTTGCTAGTTCTGCTATATTCCGTCCAAAACGGAATGACTTGCTTAAGTAAAAAGTTTCTCCGTCTAGTTCTGCAAAAGCATTAATTGCTCCCCGCCATGAATAGATCTGCTGGTGTTCATCCCCAACATAAATTTTCTGGCATTTCTGTTTGGTAATTATATCCAGTAACACAGGATTGGCATCCTGACACTCATCAAACAATATAACATCGTAAAGTACAGATAAATCAGGATTTGATAGCTGGTAAACCTTTAAATAAACATCATGATTTATCGGTAAATCAGAACCTTCTTTTGTACATCTGTTCCAATACTCGTAAGCAACCTCTTCAATATATTTGTTTATTTCTGCTTCCTGCTGCTTTTCTTCATCTAAAGCAAAATGATATTCACTAAGAGAACGAGGGATTAAGTGAGAAACAGGATAGCTACTATGAACAAATCGGTTTAATATTCTTAATGCTTTTCTTGCTGATTCTGGTGGCTCACAGTCATAAACTTTTCTAATTCCGATATGCTTTATTAATGCCTGTATGTTAAGTTTTGGATAATTATCGGATACTCTATGACCTATTAAATGGAAATAACGACAAAAAGCTAATGAATGAGCTGTTTTACAGTCTACATTGACAGGAAATTTACCATCAGCTTCCTTTTTGATAGACTTATTATAAGCCAAATATAAAATTCTTTTATCAGGTAGTGCTTTTGCTATCGCTACCAAAGTGGAAGTCTTACCACTACCAGCAAATGCTTTAGTTTTTATATCTTTTTCAGTGATAGCTGCTTCTATACAGGCTTTTTGTTCTTTTGTTAAATTCATTGCTCCTCCTTATTTCTTTTTGCTTCTTCAAGTATTTCACTTAAAACCAGCGACTTATAATTTTCTTTAAATTCTTGGTCTTTTAAGACTTTTTTAGGACTTAGAACTATCGGGTTTTTATAAAAATTCTTATACTCGGGATGAGGATTGGTGCTATGTAGTTCCAAGGTCAAACCTGTTTGAAACACCACTCTTTCTAGTTCGTTTAAATGTCCTGGAGCCGTTAAGTGTTCAATCAAGAAAGGCACCCCTTCTATAATCACCTTGCCCGGTATTTCATTAATTTTTAGCACTGGGTTGGTTAGCATGTTGATCAGGTTAGTAATTCTTATCGCTGCTTTAAACTCAAGCCAAGTGGCGGTTTTTCGTGTAGATAGAGGGTTAACTAATTCATTCTCATTGCCTGGAATCGGCTTTTCTGTAGCAGGAACAACAATTTGCATTGCCAAGATAACATCTTCGCCATAAACGGACTGGATACATTTGCGAATTTTAGCTTTTTCAATGTCGTTTAGCAGCATTGCTTTGGTTTGAATACAGACTTTTTGAGGTTCTGTTTCTACGAACTTGTAATCGTCTTGTATTTCGTTTGATCGCTCTTCTCCAAAACTTTGCCATAAAGCTCGAGAGAGCAGTATTGCTCTTTCCTGCTTATCGGTAAGCAATGGTAATTCTTCGGGTTTCATTTCGGGTATTTCCTCCGTTTTTTGTGTTTCGTTTAGCAGCTGATTCATCAGGTCTGACATAACAAACATGCCAGTGTTTTCGCTGGTTCGTTGTTTTCTATCCAGCTCGATTGCTTTTTCTTCTTGGCTAGTCAGTTGACTACAATTTGTGACTGACTGATGTTTTTCTTCGGTTTTGGTTAAAGCAACTTGCTCCTGCTGTGTAAGCAAGCAAGGAGCAAAAGTTGCGTGCTTGTCTTCGTGGGGTTTTTCTTTTTTGTAACTTTTTTCTTTTTCAGAGATAAAACCATTAGCGTAGCTATGGTTTATCTCTTCTTCTGGGTTTTCTTTATCTTTATATAACTGGACATTTTTGTCCACCCGGGTGGACATTTTTGTCGAGTCGACTAGACATTTTTGTCCATCTGAATCACTATAAAAGGCCACTGGATTTTTAGCTCTCTCGTATCCGTCTTTCGTCAATTTTATGACATAGCCGTAAGTTTTATTTTTTCCATGAAAATTTATATAACTATGATAAGTAGACTCTATTATGTCGCTTATTTGATCGAGCAATCTTGCATTTTGCTTACTTGAGTAGACTTCGGTAATTTGAGAAAGGAATGTATGATCGACAAACTCCTCTTTATAAGGGTTCTTTAAAATCATTTGAATTAAGTTTGTAAGTAGATTTCTAGCTTTTAATGAAATCTTTCTGCGGCGGTCATTAGGTCTTGTAACATATTGTAAATCCCTAAAAATATTGTCCGAGAGCCTCTTATGTCTATTGGTCTTTTTGTCAAGGTAATATAACCGAGCCTTTTTTGTTTCAGGAAAATTTAATATAGCTGCCTTACTCACTTTCTTTCTCCTCTAAGATTAATTTTGTTAGCGTGTCCAGATCATCCCAGAAATTAAAGTACATAGGCATCCCCTCGTTCTCTTTTAAAATTCTACGCATACGAGATGCTATTGTTTTAATATCCTTCTGTCTTTGTGGAGTCATAAACTACCTTTGCTATTATTATTCCAGTTAATCCCACGCCTTTGTCCGTAACCCCGCAGAGCTTCCTTTATTGCCTTAATGCGTTTATGTTCTGCTTTGATATCTAGCCAGTCTTGGATTTTTTGAAGGAGGAAAGAGAAAAGAGGGGTCATAGTTTCATCCCTCTCTCTGCTAAGAAAAATTTGATATATTCAGGATTTATTCTTATATTGTATTTTTGTTTATGATACTTCCCAATTTTTTCAAATACTAATAAAGCCTCATACTTTTTTAAACGTATAAGAATTTTTTTAACACCTTTAATGGTTTTTACATTAAAAGGAGTTTTTAAATTCTCTAGTTCTATTACTCCATCGATAGAAATAAGATTTTTATTTTTTAGAAAAGAAGTAATTAATCTTTCAAGATAAGTTCCATCTAATAATGACAATCCATTGATATTGGATAAATAACGAAAACCTTCAATTTTACATTGAATGTGTGGATTAAATTCACACTCTTTAGTATTATCCATAAAAAATTTTTAGAAATCTCTGAAATTTGTTTCCATTAATATAATTGATTGTTTAATATATGAAAAATGGAACGTAATTTCTTTTCTTAACAATTATTAACAATAATGTTGAATTACTTTTTGATAGCTATCTTTTTTGGTTACCTACTATTTGAATCAGTTCGCTCTTACAGAGAAGTAAAGAGTATTAATGCTTTTTCTTTAGGGATAAGGTCAATATCTACATATGCTTTAGGAGCTACTATTACTGCTACTTGGATAAGTGGTAGTGGTTTTATGATTGATTTAACTGAATTTTATTCCAGAGGATTTATTCATTTTTTTGAGTCAATGGGAATGTGTTTTGGTTTATCAATAATGTCGTTTTTTTTAGTTCCTAGAATGACAAAATATTTAGGTAAAATATCAATAGCAACAGTTATGGGAGAAGAATACGGGCAAATAGTAAGAGTTATTACAGCTATTTGTGGTTGTATTAGAGTTTCTGGAGGGCTTTATATTCAATTCAAAATTATGGGACAGGTTCTTTTTTATTTATTCCCTTATGGCGAACAATTTTATTGGACTTTTATCAGTAGCCTTATAGTGATTTGGTATTCCTTTGCTGGAGGGATTAACTCTGTTGTACATACAGATAAAATACAAGCTCTATGCTTTGGAGCTTCATTAATAATAGGAGTAGTTTTAATGCAAGCTAATATTTTACATAATCCCTATATCCCTAATGTTTCAGATAATCTAAATCAGCAATTTACTTTTGCTCATTTATTAACTCTTAGTAACGAGCAACGATTAGAATCTTTATTACTTTTTCTATACTTTATAATACCAGGAATTGAACCTGCCACAATGCAAAGAATATCTATGGGAATTTATATAAACCAAGTAAAAAAAGCTTGGTTTTGCTCAGTTTTTTGGATTGGAGTTGCTTTGAGTTTATCCTGTTATTTTTCTTATCTAGTTTATCAAATGAATCCTAATTTACAAAAACTAGAAATATTACCGTATGTTATGGATATTTTTGAGATTGATGGAACAAGAGCAATATTAGCTATAGGTATAATTTCAATGTGCATGTCCACAGCAGATTCAAATTTAAATATTGGAGCAATATTAATAGCAAATGATACTTATAAATGCAATACATTAACTGCTTACCAAAAGTTAGAATTTGCAAGATGGTCTACCGTTATAATTGGTACGATTGCATTAATATTTTGTTTAAAACAAGGTTCTTTTTTACAAATAATTTTATTTTCAGCGACTTTCTATATGCCTTTAATTACAGTACCTTTATGGGCAGCAATATTTAATTTTAAAACTACTCAAAGGTGCTGCCTTATAACTATGTTTTTTACATTTATTTATATAATCATATATAAATTCATACTACATCCTGACTTAAATATTATTGCATATGCTATGCTTTTTAATGGTATCACTTTATTTAGTACTCACTACATCGTAGAAAAATGGGAACTACTAAAATGCTTCGGGATTAGAAGCCAGTTGAAGGGGAAATGATAAAAAAACTAATAACAATTACAGTTGACCAACCAATATACAGGATAGTTAGAGTCAGTAATATAAGTAAAGAACTCAAACAATTACTTTTTCCTAATGAATCTCCTGAAGATTTTTCTATAAGAATTCTTGGTCCAGAAGAACTTTGCGATACTTTTTCTTTATCAGGGGATTGTAAAAAATTTATTTTGCTGTTTATGTTTTTTGTAATGAGAGATTTGTTTTTCCAAAATATTTTTAGAAACATTTTTATAAATAGAACATTACTAAAAATGTCTATCTACTATACTTATCAACTACGTAATGAATATCTTCACCTTGACATTAAAAAAGAAAAAAAAGATTTCTCTAAAAATTACAACGATTTAAAAAGAAAATACAGAAGCAAGAAAATCATTTGGAAGAATTTTGAAGCTGCTTACTGTTTTATTGCTTCTCTACGATATTCTAAAATTATTTAAATTTACTCAAGATTTTACTCCACCATCCCCAATATCAAGTGCATCTCAATAAACTTAGAAGGAATCACACCTTCCTAAACATGCTAATAAAAAGCCGCAAGTAATCGCAATACTAATTATAGTTGTTGTCCATCCATCATTTTTAGGTTTATTTTCATCTTCTTTCATAACTCCCTCAATATCAAATAGTAAGCCGTTGGCATCCCAATCAACACCAATACTACATAAATCCTTGTACCCCATTTTACAAATGGGTCATCACTATTCCACTCCATAATTACCCCAATATTAAATAAAAAAGTAGTGGTGTACCTATCAAAAATGTAACTATGTGAATCCTAGTCCCCCACTTTATAAACGGATCATCGTCATTCCAATTCATGATTCCTCCCCAAGTAAATTGCTTAACTGATGAACCTTGCTAACAGTCATAGCTCTACAGAGGTAAATAATCATATCGTGTAGTTTATCTTCCATCCTATTAAATGAGACCTCCGTTGACCTTAGCTGTGCATGTAAAAGCTCAAGTTTAGCTTTATCGTCGCTTTGTTGTGAGTATTCACTTACGCTTAAATTTTGGTTTTTTAAAGTTGCTTCGATGTTTTGAAGTTGAGATATAAGAGAGGATAAGACCACCTCCCAAAAAATTTGTTCTTGCATATACAATTACATGTTTAATTGATGAAAGTGCCAGGGGCTCTGAAATAGTCGTGATAAACCAATGATATCCTTCATGCCAGAGGCATTTATAGATAACATAACCCCTAGCATGAGAGGTATCGCTTATCACAGTGATTTCAGTCACCATTAGCTATTTTAGCTTAGTGGGTAGATAAATCCTATGTCAACGCTTGGCTCAAGAAAAGAGGTTAAATTACAATTCTACTGGATATAATGAGGAGTTATTGCCACATTAAAAATGCACTTGCAAATCTTAATAAGACTAGTTAGACTAGTTTTATAAATTATTATTAATGGATTACCCTCATGAAAAAATGGCAAATGCAAGAAGCTAAAGCAAAATTAAGCAAGCTTATAAAATCTGCTGTTAATTATGGCCCACAAGAAATAAGTGTTAGAGGTAAATCAACGGCAGTTATTCTATCTATCGATAAGTATAGAGAGTTAGTAAACACCAAAGATAATTTGGTAAAATTTATGCGAAAATCCCCGTTGGTAGGTATAGTATTGGATATTGAAAGAAATGCTGACGCACCACGGAAAATTAACTTATAATTATGGCTTATTTAATTGATACAAACGTAATCTGCGAAACAATAAAACCCACTCCAAATGCTAACGTTGTTAAGTGGTTTAATTCGATAGCAAACGAAGATTTATATATAAGTGTTTTAACTTTAGGTGAGATAAGAAAGGGGTTAGAAAAAATAAGCGATGTAGATAGAAAGAAAAAAATATGTCTATGGTTAGAACAAGACTTAGTATCTTGGTTTGGTGAGCGTATATTATCAATAGATGTAGATGTTGCAAATAAATGGGGAATAATATGCGCGGAAATCACAAAATCTATACCTGTTATTGATAGTTTAATAGCTTCTACCGCGTTGCATTTTGACCTTATTTTAGTTACAAGAAATACAAAAGACTTTTGTTATCAAGGTCTTGAAATAATTAATCCTTTTGAAAAATAATCAACTTCAAAAATAAAGCAAAACGCACAAGGTAATAATTTTATACAATTTGTCATTTATTTAATAATAGGTTTGCAATACATTGAATAAATGATATAATGAACGACACGTTATTTAAAAATACATGTTTTAATTGAGTTGTTATTTAAACAGGTGAAAAAATTACAAATATTATGCTTGTCGGTTACATGAGAGTCTCAAAGGCAGACGGCTCTCAAACAACAAATCTCCAACTAGATGCTTTAAAAGCACATGGCGTACAAGAGGCTTATATATACGAAGATTATGCCTCAGGTAAAAATGACAAAAGACCGGGATTAGAAGCTTGTTTAAAATCCTTGCGAGAACATGATGTCTTAGTGGTCTGGAAACTTGACAGATTGGGGCGTAATCTCTCTCACTTGGTTAAAACTATCACCGATCTTACAAAACGAAATATCGGTTTTCGTATTTTATCAGGACAAGGAGCTAATATTGACACAACTACCGCCGCAGGACGTTTAACTTTTGGAATATTTGCATCGCTTGCCGAGTTTGAAAGTGATTTAATTAGCGAACGAGTAAAAGCAGGACTCGCCGCAGCTCGTGCTAGAGGTACGAAAGGCGGTAGAAAATTCCAATTAAGTAAAGCACAAGTGCGAATGGCTGAGGCCGCTATGAAAAATAGGGATACTTCCGTAACCGATCTTTGCAAAGAATTAAAAATAACACGCAGTACACTATATATGTATGTTAGCCCAACAGGCGAACTACGTGAGCGCGCAACCAAGAGGCTTAAACTTTAGACGTATACTAGTATAAGCATGCCAAAAGCCTATAGAAGTAAGCTTGGTTTCGTGTTATGGTAAGGAAAGAAAATCATTTTAATTAGGATAATATGATATGTCAGTTCAAACTAAAGAAGCAGGGAATAAGTTAATTCTTGAATTAGATAACGGGGATAAAACAAAAATAGAAGAAGCTTTAAAAAAATGGAATTTTAAAGATATGCAATCTTTATTAAGATTCTCTGTCAGTGTTTTACTTGAAACAGAAGATAAAGCTCTTTGGATAAAATCAAATGGGGAATCTACCCTTATTGCACCTGCTAAACATTCTATCAGAGGCGATAATGAGTGAAAATATAGATAATGAAGTGAAGTTGGCTATAAAACTAAATAATAATCAACCTGTTGAATTAAATCAACTTACTGCTGCTTTAAATGCTCTAGGCAATCAATACGATGCTTTTTTAAAAAGAAGTGAATCATTTGATTATAACAAGAACCAAAGAAAGTTATATATATCTAAATTGGAAAGTGGTTCTATATATGCAGAATTAATACCTGTAGTGATGGAGACAATTAACCAAGCAAATTCTATAATAGAATTTAGTTCTTATTTAAAAAACTGTTACGACTATTTTCTAGGTACTACAAGAGAAACAAAATATATATTAACTAAAAAGGATATTGTAGAACTATCAGATATAATCAATCCAACAGCAAATGATTATGGGAGTAATTTAGTAATAGAAGTTAAAGGCAATAATAACACTATTATTAATAATATAATCACTGTTGATTCTACTAAAGCCAATGCAATACAAAATGGTTTAAATAAAAAATCAGCGGATTTAATAGAAGATCAACCAAAACAATACTCTAAGGTTTTAATGTATTGGGCAAGTGCTAATTTTAATGAGAAACATGATAGTAATAGCGGTAAAGTTATAATTCCTGAAATTGATAAAAAACCTAAAAAAGTAATTTTTGATAATGAAAATGATCAAATACTTGCTATGTCATCTAATATAAAATTTCCTAATAAAAACTGGCAGGATTTAGGTTATATAGTAGATGTTCAGGTTTCTTATATTCATGATAATCCGAACCTGTATAAAATTACTAGGTTGTATGGAGAGGATACATACGATCCACAAGACGAGAATTAAACGGTAAAATATTATGTACGCAATATCATTCGACATGGAAGTAGCAAAGTTAAAGGAACACTACGGCGAACCTTATAACAAAGCTTACGATGAAATTAGAGCGATGATGGAAGAATTAGGCTTTATTGGAATACAAGGAAACCTTTATCTTTCAAAAAATGAAAAGAACGACCTTACAACTGTTTACAAGGTAATTAATAAACTATCTAATGTTCAGTGGTTCTCTGACTCAGTACGAGATATTAGAGCCTTTAAGGTAGAAGACTGGTCAGATTTTACCGAGATAGTTAGAAATAATAAGCAGTAAAAAACCTCCGAGAGTTTAGTACTCTGGAGGTTCGCCGTAATCATTAACTCCGTCAGTGCCTTTTTTGAATATAACAAATAAAGCTGATATAACTATTGATATACCTAAAATAATTAGTACGCATAAGGCAATAGTATTTGTACTTATCTTTATAAATGGTATTAACATTGAAAATAAAACAATAATTATGGTGAGTATCAAACACCACCAAGCACTTAAATTTAGATCGTGTACTCTTCTGACAGTTACTGATATAGAAGGAAAAATAGAAATTAACTTATAAACCACTGCAAGGGTTACTATAACTATATTTGATGATGATATATTAACTAAAAATTCCATTAAAAATAGCAAAAAATTATCAAAAATTAAAAAAGATAAATACTCCTTTCTGCTTGCTCTTCCTTTGAATTGAAAATATTTTTTTGAAAAACATCTAATAAATAAATTTAGCATTTATACTACTCCTCTAATGACTTAGTAACACCTACTAAACAGTTGGCAAAATCTTCGTCAACGATACTATATGCTGTTTCTTCAGTCATACAAAAAAACATGTTCACTGCCTTAGCAGGGGGGTAAACAACTCCTACTGCATCTAAAAACAAAGAAGAGATATTTAATTCATAAATATCAACAACTGTTCCAATAGGGGTTGTACATGTAGTAGCACCAACAGCTATGTTTTGTACAACATTATAAGTACCTTTTTTACAATGTTCTATTGTTTCATCAGTAGTTAATACTTCTTTTGTACTAATACCATTTTTTTGAGCGATCGATAACATTCCGTCCATTATACCTTTTAAAGCTTCTTTTGAAAATCCCGAAACTTTCTTAAACACTATTGAGATACCTTGTTCTATACTTTTTAAGGTATCTAGTAAGAATCCATGTCCCTCATCAGTAATTTTATTACCCTCCAAGTGTAATTTTTTCAAGTTAGGTAATTTACCATTTGAGAGGGAATTAGCTAGTACCTTAGCACCATTATCG